TCAGCGCAGGGGCCGAACCCGCTCCGGTTTTCGCCGGTAAATCCGCTGCGTTACCTTCCCGTCGGCATGCGCCAGAAGTGCTTGCGCGTGCTCGAGCGTCTCCGCGTCGCTGGCGCACTTCGCCCGCAGATCGTGCTCGGTGAAGTGCTCGCGCACCTTCGTCTCTTCGAGCACGCGAGTCAGGAAATTGCGCCACATCGTGTCCCATCCGCCGGCGCGGCCGGTCGTCTCGTTGAAGTAGCATTCTCCCCGGCGATTGCAGAACAGCCAGGGTGCGATCTTCACCGGACGCACTGACTTGGCCATGTCCACTGCCTCGCGCAGCTGCTCGCTCCATTCGTAAATCAGCCGCTTGCCGGTCGACCCTTCGGTCTTTCCGGGCATCACATGGATGCCGTCCTCTTTGAGGTCCGACATCGTCAGGCGAAGCAGGTCGCCTCGGCGCATGCCGGTCAGCAGCTTCAGGCGCATGTATGCCTGGATGGCCAGAACGCTGCCGGCCTTGCGCTTCGATTCGATCGAAAGGCACTCGACGATCTCCCAGTCCTCCACATACCGCGTGCGCGGCTTTTCGCCGTCGAGGCGGACCTCCCCTTTAAACGGATGCCTGTCGAGGTAACCCCATTTCACGGCCATCGTGAAGGCGTGCGATAGCACTTCGACCTCGCGGTGCGCCGATGTCTTGGCGGCGCGTTTGTCGACGTACTGGTAGATGTGACGCGGCTTCAGGGCGCCGAGCGCGTGAGCGCCCATAACGGCGCGCAGGCGCTTGATCGCGACGGCGTTCTGGGCCTGCGTCGTGACTTCCTTTTTTGGTACGACCTCAAGCGCATACCGGTCGAGAAGATCGCCGATTGTCTTCGCATCGTCGAGCGTGCTCAGGCGGTCCGCCCAAGTTTTGTATGCCTCTGGGAGCGTCGAGCCGAGCCGGAATTGCGTCTTGCCGTCCCATGATGCCTCCAGCCCGGGTGGGACGCGGTAGTAGTAAGCGCCGTGGATGAATCGCCACCGCAAAGGCAGGCCTTTGTTTTCGGCCCGGCGTTTCTTTGGCATTTATGCTGCGCTCCAATCGAACGCTTCCGCCGGCTCGGCGTGCTTGTCGGCGCGTGCGCCAAACTGCTGCTTGACATGCTCGCGAAGGACAATCACCCGGCCATCCGGCCGGATCCGGTGCTCAATGCCCATCGCGCGCAGCACGCTTGCCTGACTGGCGCGCTGACGACGGTCGGTGAGTTCGACGAGTTCTTTGTTGGTTAGAAACATCGAATCGGCCATGCCTATTCTCCAAACCAAAGTTTGCGCGTGAGGTCGATCACGCGCTGTGCTACTTCCATCATCCGTTCAGTTCCTTCTCGGCGGCCGCGAGCGCAACGTTCAACTCGGCCATCGCTTCATGCGTACCGCCCTTGTCTGGGTGCACTTCGGCGGCGCGCCGGCGGAACGCAATGCGCACGCTCGGCATATCGCGGACGGTCGACGGCACGCCGATCACTTCTCGCCAATGTCGAGCGGCCGCCGGCGGCGGCAGGGCGCTGAAACCGGTGAATGCCCGATCGAGGATCTGTGCGCCGCCGTGCCGGTCGATCGCGCGCATTGCCTCGAGCGTGGCGGCGATCGCCGCAATGTTGTCGGCCACCGTCTCATAGCGATCAATCGCCATCACGCGGCGCACGCCTTTGTTCGTCTCCCAATAGACCGCGGCGCCGTGATCGTCCGGCTCGCGCTGGTCGGACCGCGGCATGCCATCGAGTCGGGTCTTCAGATTTGTCGAGATAACGATGTCGTCGCGCTTGATTCCGAGGCGATCGAGTTCGACGAGCACGCCATCGCATGCAGCGAACACCGTGATCCACCGTCCGTCGTGCTTGAACCGGCCGTTTTTTTGGAGGTAGGATTTCGTGCGCGGCCATCCTTCAGGCCATTGAAGAGGGTAGGCGGCAATCATGCGATCGCTCCGAGGTCGTGCATCTGTTGCAGCTGCGCGGCGACGTCGACCGGCACGTCAAAGAATTGCAGCGCACCCTTGCAGGGGACGAACGGTATCGGCTTCACGTCGACCAGATGGAAACCATACTGGCCGTCGGCATGCCATTTTGATGTGCGATCGGCGGGGTGGATGCATGCGTCGATTGTCGCGGCGCCGATGATCCCACCGCGCTCGAGCTGCTCGAAGGGGGGCAGCTGGATCGTCGGCCCTCCGGACGCCCATAACGGATCCTGGGCGTCGTCGTATTCGGCACGCGTCATGGCCTTCGAGGCGTGGACGAGGAAGCGGCCGCGGAGCCGCGTTGGCCAGACGCGGTTCTCGATGTCTTTAATTTCGCCTGCGGCGATCGCCGCGAGCCGTGCGGTCCCGGAGAGGTCCGGGCGTACGATCAGCCATGCCCACGGCTGGCGAACGGAAAGGGCTTTCATGCCGCATGTACCTCGCAATAGTGTGGGCGAAGTTGGTTCGTCAGACAGGTGCAGACCGGGCCGACCGGCCGCGGCGCGGCGGCGAGTGCGATTCCGTACATGTCGATCGAACCGTCGGACATGAAGAGGTGCTGGTAACCGGCGGCGAGCAGCTTGTCGGCGATTTCCCGGAACGTGCGCTCGGATACCTCAAGGGTTGCGACGGTATATGTCATGCCGCACCTCGCGGGAATTCGTCATGCGTGCGACCATCCAGTTGTCGACCGGCCGCCTTCTTGCCGACGCGTTCGAGGACGCATCGAGCGCCAAATCGAGTGAATGCACGCGGATAGCGATCGGTCTGAATGAAGCGCGAGGGTTCGTGCTCGTAGTCGCCGAACGCGAAACGCCCGGGTGTCTCGGACGGATGCATGCCAGCTGGCGCCCATTCACCCCATTGCTTGAACAGGAACGGCACGCCAGCGGCCGCGCACTGGTCACGTAGAGACCTAGCCCACTGGATGCTCATCGGTCGCGCGTTGGGGCCGCTTTCGCCGCCGCAGATCACCCAATCTGGCATCAGGTTGAGCGGGATTTCGCCGAGATCGCCAAGCATTGGCTCGACACTCCAGAAGCGCACGCGCGCGGGCACGGCGAGTAGTTTCCCTGCGTCGCGCAACATCTCATCGCGGTCGACGAACGTTGCGCCGAGCCAGACATTCCACTGTCCCGCGCACCAATCATGCGACTTCAGCATGCGCATGACGTTGCCGATGCGCTTCGTCAGCAGCAGCCAGTCGAGGTTCGGCGTCAGCTCGATCAGGTCGAAGAGGTCGATGCGCCATTTCGGATCGACATCGTTATCGAAGACATCGGCGAGCGACGCGCAGAACACCCGCTGCCGGCGGCCGTGCTCGGCGAAGAACGATGCATGGTTCGCGTTCCACTGAAGCGGCTTGCGCCAGTTAGCGGCGGACGTGCGGCGCCGCGGCGCGCCGGGCCCCCAATTGATCGCTGAGCCGCCGGCGAAGCGTGCGTTGCGCGCCTCGGCGTAACAGTGATCGCAGCCGGGACTCACCTTCTGGCATCCTTCCCACGAGTTGAACGTGTGGTCGGTCCACTCGATTTTGCTATTCTCACTCACGATCGCCCTCGCTTGCCGTACGCGCGCCGGTCAGCGCCCACTCTGCCCATCTCACTGCTTTCGTAAACGATTTCAGATCGCATGGGCAATATGGATTGTTCGTGCTAAACGTCTTGTGCCATCCCTTTTCAATTTCCTCGCCGGTCAGCGCCCGCGTCTGCTCCACAGGTTGCGGGGCAGACTCTCCGCGCAGTTTCCAGTAATGTGAAAGTGCGCGGTCGGCCACTGGATCATCGTGCGGACAAGAGCCAACGCACAGGTCCATTGATGACGATTGCGCTGTTTGCACGGCGCGAGCGTCATCCGTCAGCGCCCGCGTCTGCTCCACAGGTTGCGCTACTGGTTGCGGGGATACGGCGCGGGCACGGTCTTTTCCTTCCTGCTCACCTTGGGCATATGCATCGCTCATCGCTTCTTCGATATTTTCTTCAATCACGTTCATTAGCGCGTCTGCGCTGTCAAACTGGTGACCCTCGTCAAGCATTCCCCTCAACAGGAAACGGAGTGCCGCGACGTTCTCAATCACTTCCCGCGCGTAGATAGGAGTCTTCCCTGGTGCCCGCTCATCGTCCAGCACCACGGCAGAGGGATTTGCCTGCGGGCAATCTGTTTCGTGCGGGCCGTTGATCGGCGCGCCACAGAAGAAGCAGACACCCGTTGATGGTCCTGCGTTCTCGATGGCGTTCAGCGCGCACGCCTTCAGCTCTTCGAGCGTGGCAACGATCGCTTCTGGCTCATCGTCAGGGCTGTTGCGGTCAGGTATCTCGCACACGTTCGTAAGGAATGCGTCGAACCACGCGGGCAATGCCGTCTCCCCACCTTCCGCCGACTGGGGCGGTTGAGGGACGGCGTAGAGCGGCGTGCAGGTTCCACCATTGGCGCGCGCTTGATCGCGGGCAGTCAGCTCGTTCGCGTGCGCATGCACCCACGTCTCGTCACTGAACTGCTCCTTCCATTCCACCAGCCACGCTACCGGCTCCCCCGATTGCGCTGGCGCGGCAGGCTTGCTTGCAGATAGCAGGGCACGGCGATTCCACGCGTCGATTGCTTCCAGCGCGTACGCGCGCATCTGGGAAGAATCGAAAATCCAACCTTTCTGGCATGGCTTAGGCAGCGGCGGGAGTTCTGCAGCGCTCGAAATTGCGTCTGTCATGCTTCGCCTCGCGCTTGCTTGATCGCATCGGAGATTGCCACTATGTGCGGCCAGTATTCGCTTTTGGACGGCCGGAAGTCGGGATCAGTGAGGATGAGCAGCGCGAGCAGGCCGTCGATCGTCGCGTGCGCCTTTTCGAGCAGCTGCAAATGATCGATAGGCGGCGCCGGCGGCCGGGGCACGTACGGACCGTGCAGCGTGAGCGTGCTGAGGAAGCGGTCCGGTGCCAGCTCGTGATCGATCGCCAGGCAGAAGACCCGGCCGCCCTGCGAGACGAGCGGCACCAACAGGTCCGGATTCTTCGTATCGCCGCCGATATAGACGCCTTCCTTGCCGAGCATCGCGCGAACCTGTGGTTGCAGCGGGTCGATCTCTTCGGCTTGGCCAATAAGGATTAGATTTTTCACTTGTAATCCTTACTTGACGGAGATATCCGGGACGATGACCGAGGGCTTGAAAATCACCTTGTAGTGATATGTGCTCACGTCCGCCCCATCGATCTGCTCGACGAAGTAGGTCACGTTGTCGGATAGCCCGAGGAAATGCTTTTTGAAACTGTTAGGGCCGGTTTTGCACGTGATCGAAACTTCGCGGGACTTATCGGCATTGCCGATGGAGCACAAGCCTTCGATGCTCAGCATGTACTCGCCAGTGATGCCGTTGTAGAAGACCACTCGTCGGTTGATCTGGAAGTTGTCCGCAGCCTTCGACAGATTCTGGGAGGCCACGTCGGCATCGTTGCAACCGGAGAGCGCGGACAGGAATGCAGCAGTTAATGTGAGAAGCGCGACGCGCTTCATGTTTTTTCGATGTTTCATTGCGTCTGATCTCATGGTCACGGTTGGCTATCGAAAAGGTCGCTCTGCGCGTTGCTGCTGCTCGACTCCGACAGATGCGTCGGGCAGAAATGGACGTCGTCGCCGACTTGATGGGCATGTGCCGCGCACAAATGTCGATCGCATGTCTTCCCCGCGCGGGATCGGTGGTCGCACTGGAAGCCGCTCGGCGCGTTGCAACCATCGACAGAGCAGCGGGGCGCCTGCCGGCGGCCGCGCGTGCAGACGATTCCAGAGACGCCGCCGGGCAGGCGAAAGGGCGTGCAGGGCATGTCGATGGTTATCCGACGATCGCAGTGAGGGTGGTAGAGCCGTCGGCGTGTTCCGTGCGCAACATGAGTGCACTTCGACCTCGAGCCGGCCGGATTTCACGCCAAGCCGCGACAAGACTCGCCGGCGGATTGAATTCGGGGTTGAGAATCGCGCTGCTGCAAGCGAGCTCGGGATCGTCTTCGGTCGGGATGGAGAACGAAGCGATGAACGGGATCTTGTTGGCCTTACAGATCTCGATGATCTGAGCCATGAGCGGGCTGATCTGCGTGTCGTATACCTGCTCTTTATTCAGTTGCTGTTCCATAGAAACTCCGGAAAAAGGACCGGGCCGAAGCCCGGCCAAACACACGCCGCGCCGATGAGAGGGTCAGCGCGCCGGACTACTCTGTTTGACGTTCGAGGCGCCGCGCGCGATCACGACCGGACCGACATGCAGCACGACTCGCTCGCCGCGATCGCGCGCGAGCATCTCGACGAATTCGGCGCAGAGCACCTGCGTCGCGCTGTCCGTCGGTACCCGCGAAGTGGCGTACACGCGCGCAGCGTCCAGGAACGCTCCGCGGCGGCGCGGTTCGCCGTACATCAGTTGCCCGCTACTCGATAGTTGGTCGGCTGCGTATCGGTGCGCGATTGCAGTTCGGCGGGTTTGAGGGAGCAGTCGAAGCCGGCGGCGCGGTAGGCGTCATAGACCTCTTTGCTCACCTGGCAGCGGATGAGGACGGCCGCTTTCTGCAGGTTCGTTTTCGTCGTCGCGTCGTCGGTGACGGTGGACTGACGAACGGTCTCCGCGGCGGCGACCTCAAGCTTGCAGTCGAGCAGGCTGTTCGACGAGCCGCCGACGGCAGAGAAGCCCGCGAACGCGACGCCGGCCTGCGTCGTCTGCCCGCAGTTCATCTGTGAGAACGAGGCCGCGTACGCACCGAGAACAGGTGCCGAGACGTTGCGCACCGTTTGCGATGTGTGCTCGGGCTCCTGGCTGAACTGGATCGTGCCCTGTGCTGTAGACGTCGCGGCAGACTGCTGCGTCGCGGTGGCCGTGGTCGACGTTTGAGCCTGCGCCTGCCCGGCGACCCCCAGTGCTAGAATCAACGCGACGGCGAATTTGGTGTTCATCGTTACACCCCCAAGGTGTGGTTGGTCAGGCCTCGGTCATTCACAGTGACCGAGGCCTTCTCATTTGCTTCGAAAGATTTCACCAGGCAGCACGCTTCGAAGAAATCGGCGACGCGCACGTGGAGCACATATCGGCCATAACGCTTGATATGCACAGCCCACTTTGAGCGCGTCGCGACCCAGCTAACGCCTTTGATGCCTGTCCTGTTGCGGGAAGAAGCACGCTGGTTGACCAGCTGAGCGGTGTTGTCGGCCCAGCGACAGTTCTGAGGGAAATAGCCTTTTGAGCCGTCCCTCCGATCCAACGTCGTTCCGTTCGGTCTCTCGCCCATGTCAGCAAGGAAATTTTCGAAGCTGAGCCAGCGTTCGCAGATCGTTATGCCAGCGCCGCCATATTGAGGAAAGGCGTCGCAGCGCGGATTGAGACAACGCTGCTTCATGTGATTCCACGAGCGATATTCGGGCGACGAACCGGAGTCGCGAGCGCGCCCGTGGGTAACATTGAGCGAGTGACCAGGTTGGAACGGCATGTCTCGCTCGTTCAGTTGAAGGAGTAAGAAGCTGCCAAGTTGGTGTAACCGTACGAGGAGACATCCGTTCCCACGCCGGATTTACTGGAACCGTAGCCACTGCCTACGGTATAGCCGCCAGCATTCGCGTTCGAGACGCTACCGGTGTAGCTGCCGGACGCCGATGCACCGCCGCCGATGCCTGCGAAACCGTACGAGCCGATGCCGGCGCCGATGACGGTGCCGCCGATCGCGTAGCCGCCGCCGGCGGAATTGCTCCACTGCGACGAATAGCCATTGCCGTTCTGACCGGCCTCAGCCTGCGAGCCACCCGACGTGCTGGACGACGAACCAAAACCGCCGCTGAACGACAGCGAACTGTTGCTCGAATAACCGCCTGCGAATGCGGCCGGTGCTGCGGCGAGGGAAAGTGCTGCTGCAACTGCGAGGGTGATGCGCTTCATGGTCTACCTCAGGTTGGTTGGTCGCGCGGTGGTCCGGCCGCGCCCGGCACTGCGGATTCAGTCGTATTTCGCGTCTTCCGGCGGCCGCTCGATGGCGGCGCGGTAATAGGCTTCGGCAAAGCGGTATAGCGCGCTGACCGGGCCCGACACGCTTTGATATTCCTGGCGTCCGATGCGACCGTCGAGAACGACGGTTAGGCCGGCCGCGCGCGCCAGTTCGATGATGTCCGGCATGATCAAGGCTTCCCGGTGCTGGGGAACGGCCATGCCTCTCTGCCGGCTTCGTCCGCAGTCGGTGTGCGTTTCGCGGGAGCCGGTTTCCTGGCTGAAACTTTCTTCGCGCTCACCGGTGGTGGAGTCGTTTTCGCCGCTGCCGGCTTTTTCACGGCCGGGACTTTCTTCACCGCGAACTTGCGCGCGGGAGCGGGACTGGCCGGTGTCTTCTGCGCTGGTGCAGCCTTTTTCGCCGCCGGTGTCGGCGTGGCCTTACCTTTCGGCTTTGCGTTGACGTCGGCCTGTTTCCGGACGGCTGCCGGATCGATGCCGCGCTCGCGGGCGACGGCCTCGAGCAGCTCGGGCTTCGACGGGCCGTACGTCGCCGCAACGGACTCGTCGATGAGCGCGATATCCATCACGAGGCGTCCGAGGCCTTCAGGACATGCACGCGCGTTTGCCTCGATTTCGTCGACCTTCTTCGCGAACTCAGCCTCGGTGAGGGGCTTCGAGCCCCACCCATACAATTTGGTGATGCGCTTCTGGTTCTCGTTCCACAGGCGACGATAGAACGTGACGGCGACGATCTTCAGGTCGAACTCGTCGAGGCCATAGCCGTCATGCTTCTCGCGCACCTGACGGAAGAGCTCGCCGCGGTATGCGTCGGCAGCTTTCTTCTTCGCGTTTTCCGCGGATTGGCTGGGATTGGCCGCGCCGGTGCTGCGCGCCTCGATGCCCTTGTCGGCCAGCGCTTTCTTCAGGTCTGACTTCTGCATCACGTCGACGAGCTTGCCGGCGTGTGGGTCCTCGAGCAGCGCGGCGGATTTCGCTCCCTTCGCACCGAGGATCTGCCGATAGGTCCGATGCTTGGGATCGTCGTAACAGTGCTCGTCGAGGTTCACCCACCCGCCGGCCAGCGCGCCATATTGGTATGGCTTGACCTTCTTCGCTTCCTTGCCAGCAATCACGGTGCGGCCGGTCGCTTCAGCTTCGGCCCGTTTCTGCGCTGCCGCGGCGATGCGTTTCTTCTCGTAGCAGGCAAGATCGGTACAGACCTCTTTGCTCTTTACGTCGCCGAACAGATCCACCTGGTTGCCGGTACGCTTCGGGCACGGACCGCAGGCGCCGGCGGTCGGCACGAGCCCGGCGTCAGAAGTCTTGAATGGCGCCTGATCGAGCCGAAGCATGTAATTGCGCTGAATGTGTTCAGCTGCGGTTTTCAGCGGCCGCGGTTCACCGTCGACCCACGGAGCGGTGATTTCCTTCGCCGCCTTGTCCTGCAGCTCGGCCGGCAGGCGGGCAATGAGCAGCGCGGTGGCTGCGGTCAGCTTTCCGTCGAAGAACAGCTCGCGCACGGAATCGATCAACGAAGTCAGCTTGAGCCGCTGCGCCACGTACGACCGGGTCTGGCTGACTTCCTCGGCGATCTGTTCGACGGAGTGCCCGCGCTCCTGAAGCACCTTGTATCCGTCAGCCTCTTCGAGCGGGTGCACGTCTTTGCGCTGCAGATTCTCGATGATCTGAATGTGGAGTACTTCGTCATCGGTGAGATCGCGTACGAGCGCCGGCAACTCGACCAGCTGCGCCGCTTCAGCTGCGCGATGCCGGCGTTCGCCCGCGACGAGCTCAAACAGTCCCGGCTCTTCCGGCCACGGCCGCACGAGCACCGGCTGCAGCACGCCGTGTTTCATGACGCTCGCAGTCATTTCAAGATGGTGGGCCTCGACGAAGCGCTTGCGCGGGTTTGTCGGCGAGCGTCGAATAGATTCGATCGGCAACTGCGCCACGGTCGAGTTAGATTGAGTGGACATGGCGGTCGTATCAGTGAGTGGTGCGCGGTGCGGCGGCAGGCGAATTGAAGATGGCGCGGAGGATCCCGGACAGAGCGAGATCGCCGAACGCGGGCGTGAGCTGCGTCGCGTAGGCCTGACGCTCGCGCATGATCTGCAGCGCCCGCCGGAACGATGCATTGCTCTGCGGCGCGTCGAGCCACATCGGGAGCCAGTTACCGACGCCATACAGGGCGTCATAGCGGCGTAGCATCACCGCGCGGGTCATCCGGACAGGCGCCGCGATAGCGACGTCGTCCTCGTTCATCACATGCTCAGCGCCCATCGCGAACCGGGAATGGGGAAGCGTCCAGGTGTCGAACCTGATGCAGTCAATACGCTGCCCGTCTTCGCCGAGCGCCACGATCGACTGCAGGTGATCGGTCGGCCGTGAGTCGTTGAAAATGAAGATCGTTTTCATGGCTTGAGTCCCTTCGTGTGGTGCGTCGCACGCCGACGCCCGGCGGCGCGCAGAAGCGCGCGAACAGTTCGATGTGTTTCTCGCAGCGACGCGTTACGCGCGTCGAGATCGGCGAGCAGCTGCCAGAGAGTTGGTGCGGGCCTGCGTCGCTGCATTACGGATCCTGAAAAAACGGGCGCTGTGAGAGCCGCCCCCAAGCTCGCCGACCGGGGGTCACAACCGACGAGAGACCACTGAAAAATCATTTGCGCAGCTCGACCAGCGCGATGAGTGCGCGGAAGTGCTCCGGACGCAGATCGATGGCGCCGCTTCCGGTCCGGATGCTGATATCGCCATTCGGCCAGGACACAAGAGACACCTCGTCGACGGAGATCGTGAAGTCGGGCTCACGTGTGAGCTCCGGCGACGGCTTTGGTGGATCTGCTGGTGATGGCGGGGCCTCCGCGGCCTTGGCGGTAGGCTTCTTCCGCATCGCGACGATTGCGGAAGCTGCCTCGAAATGGCTGACCGCGACCGGCGCAGTCTTTACTTCAGCCTTTGGCTTCGCCGCGACCTGGCTTCCGATGCAGTATTTCCCGCCGTCACGAACGATCCGGCCATCGTGGAGCGCGCCCTGAATGAATGGGGAGAGGCCGCCTTTGGAGGAAATGCCGAGCGCCTGACAGATAACCGCGCTGCCTGCCGGGCCATGCTCTTTCAGATATGCGATTACCTCATCAGCTCGCGTGAGGCGTTTCGTCTCGGGCAAGTTGGCGATCGTTGCTTTCTGAAGGCCGTTGAGCGGATTGGCCCACGGATTCGTTGGTGCGGGGGCGCGCTCGATCCCGCCGACGTCTGCGTCCGTGACCGGCTCCGCTGCAGCAGCCGCATCAGGCTCCGCGGCGCGCGGGAACATGTTGGGGTGGCCGACGTTCTTCACGACAGCTGCCCCACGTTGACGGCAGTGCTGTGGCGTGGGAAGAAACGCGAGGCCCGTGCCACCATCGTGTCGAGCTCGAGCACGGCCTGCTCTCCCGATGCGTGTGCCTGTTCGTACAGAGCCGGTAATTCACTTTCGAAGCTCTCGCGCACTTCGTCACGCGTTGCGCAGCGATTGTCGAAATACCAGAAGACCTGTTCGGCCTCGCCGATGTGCAACTGGATGGTGTCGGCACCCGGCACGACTTCGTAGCTGCGCGTCACCCAGACCATCACCACGCCCGCATTGGAACTTCCCATCAGGCATGCCGCCTTGAATTTGGCGCAGTCCTGATGCGCCGGCGGCACGACGCAGATGCGACTCACCGCGGCGGTAGGCCGGAGAACGAATGCCTTGTACTGGCCGAGCGGCTCGCCGCAAACCGCGCACCGCTTGTAGTAATGGCAGGCGGCGAGATCCGGCGACGCCAGCTCGGTGGCCGGCGGCAGCGCGCGCAGTCGAACCGGCACGGCCGGCACTCCGTTACGAAGAAGCATGCTCATGGCGCTTCCTAAACCGGAGGCACGCCGCGACCGCGCCTCCGGAAGAGCCCGATCATCGTTCGCGGGGGCGGGCGGGTTGAGATTGGAGTCGAAAGCGCGGTCGAAGCGACCGGCGACAGTGGTGAGCGTCCAGGCGACGGATCCGAGAGTGACGATGGCCGAGCCGATATAGCCGAGCATATTCACGGCAGGACCCTCCCGGTGACTTGCTGGACATAGGCCTTCGAGAGTTGAACGCCGATCGCTTCGTTGCCGGTGTAGAACGCTTCGAAGATCTGCTGCACAGAAATATCCGCACTCCCTTCGGGCTTGCGATTTCGCGTTCCGATTTCCTTCAGCAGGTCGTCGGTGTCGAGTCGGCAGAGAACGTCGCTCACGTCGACGTCCACAGATATCCAGGACATGGTCATTCCTCCGAGACAAGACGGATGCCGCGCATGGCAGCGGTCACGGCGACGAAGTCCTGCATCGTCCGCACGTCGTTCAGCATCGTCCGGAGCATTTCCGGCGTGGCACCCAGTTCGATCGCCGTTTCGAGCGCGTGTGCGGCGCCGCGTTGGACGAGGTGCTGCGCGATTAGCTCGGGACCGTCGAGCTCGTGCTCGAGCTCGCGCGATTTATCGAAGTCCGGAATGTTGTCGATCTTGGCCATGTCATTCCTCATCGATGTCGTTGGCGGCGCGCCGTTTGATATCGACGCATTGGTCGTCGAACGCGAGCGACGTCTGGTCGCCGATCCGGCGGCGCGGCTGCGAACTACGGCGTGCTTTCGGGTTCGGATGGAGTTGGGCGCGGACCGCGGCCTGAACGGCGGCGCGCACTGCCGGCGAGAGCAGGGCATCGTCGGGCTCGCCCTCGACGCCGAGCGTGCGGCAAGCCGGCGCCAGCATTTCGTCCGGGAGGCGGGTAGGAGTCGGTCGCATGGCCGTTCTCACAGGCACCGGGTGAACGAGCACGACGAATCCCCAGCGGCCGCACGGTCCTGGTACTGCATATAGCCGAGCGCGAGCAGGTAGACGAACAGCACGCCGAGGATGGCGAGGATGTTCCGGACGATCCGGAAAGCCGACTTCACAGCGCGAGCGCCGCGCCGGGTGTTGCCGGTGGGTGTTGCTGACTGTTGGTTGGCCATCGCTCGCTCCGTGGTTGCGGTGTGTTGGAGCGAATATTACCTGTAGGTAAATATACCGTCAATACCTGTAGGTAAAATTGTGAGCGTCACATTTGAACGGCCGGATGCCTGTCTGGAGTTCGTAGGCTTCTGCTGAAATTAACGGTTAAGTGATGTCGCCTGAGCGAAGCGCCAGACCAACAAGCTTCCTACTTTGGGCTACCCGTTTCTTCACCTGCTCAAACTCTTGTTCAGCTTGGAACAACTGGGCTGCCGCTGTCTCATACGCGGATCCGGACACCCATGACTGGATGAGAGGGATCGCAGAAATATTGCCGGAAACGACGTCGGTCGTAACGCCTAATATCAAATTTATGCGGTGTTTACAACTCTGACCGTTTGCACCCGCAACGCAGGTGCACGACGCAGTAAAGCCGACGGGCTGGCGGCGGAAGACAACTTCATAAGGCTCATCGGAAGAGCCCTGGACGTGAAACATAATTTCATTCATCTCGCTCTCCGTCAGCAAATGTAACTTTTTCGGCGTGTTGACGTCGCTCTTTCCATTCACGCAGCTCGATCACTTTTACCCTTGATCTGCGGCCGTTGTACGTCGGGGCCAAGCAGCATCTTCGCGGCCCAGAGCATCTGATTTTTTGCGGCTGGCGACATCCTCGCCATCAAAGCCACTACTTCCATAGTGATCGGGTCCACAGCCGGAAGTTTTGCTTCTTCGGCAGGCGCGAGTTCAGCTTCGACACCGTCCATCCAGCCTTTGGGTTTGCTGAATTTATGCTCAACAAGATCGGCCAATTCCTCTCCGATTCGCTTCTTGCCGGCCTTTCCCTCCGGGTACAGCATCCGCGTGACATACGATGCCTCCCTCTCAATGCGGCGCCCAAGTTCCGCAGAAGAGCCGTCGCATTCGTGGTCGCGGAGCCACAGAAGCCTCTGCCGGCGCTGCTCATATTTATCCATACGTCCATTTCATAGAGATTTTACTTGGAGGTAAATGCCCTTCAGGTATTGACTTGTAGTTACCCACAGGTAAAAATTCGGCAATGGAAAAGCTCCTTGCCTTCATCAACAGCCTGTCACCGTCAGAGCGCGAGCATTTCGCGTCGACCTGCAGGACCACCATCGGCTATCTCCGCAAGGCAATCAGTGCCGGGCAAGAACTGAGGCCGGATTTATGTGTGCGTATAGAGCGGTACCCGGGTTGCCCGGTGGGCCGAATCGATTTGCGACCGAGAGACTGGTTCGAAAATTGGCCTGAGCTTGTCGCTGCGTCGCCTCCTCGCGCGCCTCTTCAAGAGGAGGGCGTATGACGCATCACACGTTAAGACTGACTGCGGATGCATCGGGCGTGGGAGCGTCGGTGCAGTTACTTTCCGAGCTTGCCAAACGCTTTCCGGAGGTCGTTGAGCGATTTGTTGACGGACTGCTCGACCTTTCTGAACTCGTTCGCGTCGACGTGCGTAACTGCACCGCAGGAACTGCAGGTGAGGTTCGGATCTGTCTTGAGCCTTCGGATTGTTTCCGTGAGTTTCTTGCGGCAGTTGCCGCAGGGAACGTCGACGGTTTGGTTGTCGAAGTTGATGGTCATGGGTGTTCCCCTCGCAAAGGAGATTGACGTGTGGAAACGCAATTCTAGCGCGGGGTGGAACACCCTCAATTTCGTGGTCGGCGGCGCGGGCAACGCGGTTGCGCAGCAAGAGGAGGGCGTCTGACATGCGGCGTATCCGATCGATGTTGATCCCGGTTCGCGGACAGATCCGCAGGCGCGCCGCACGCGCATCCTGTCCTGAAATGGGCGCGTGGCTACCGTGGGTTCGGCCGCCTGGCGTCGAACTCGTGCAGTTCCGCGCGCGGATCGAGGAACGCAACCGGTCGGACCTCAGGAGCGAGGTCGATCGCGTGCTGCTTGAGCGAGCGGGTGCAGAAACTCCTCCCATGCACTCTGAAAGTGCTCGAAGGCGAATATCGAAGCATCCGATGACGGGCTTTGTAACGCGTTTGAAATCCCTCGCTCGCAACAGCGCGCGAAGGCTTCTTCGAGCAAATCGGGGTGCGAGTGACAGGCAATGAGAGCGCGGATCATCGCATTCTGCGCGCGCACTTCTGCCTCGCAGAGCGTAAGGCGAAACGTGAGCTGTTCGATGGGTGTCGGCGTGGCCGATGTTTCGTCGTCTTTGTTGTCCATGAGGGTTCCCTTTCGTTGTGAACCGGTGTGTGTGGAAGCTACCGATTCTAAACGGGGTGTGAACCCTCACCAATTCTGTCGCGGGGCGCCGATGTTTGCGCCGGGCGGCGCGTGAATTCACGGGGATTTGCATGGTGTCCATGCAAAAAATTTTGCTCGCGGCTCAAGTGGGCTCTCAAGTGGTAATTCGATTGGATTTGTATATGACGCGGACCAAACGACCTGACTCTGAAGCCCGCACGGCGTTCTGCGTGCAACGTGCCGGCGCAAAGCGTCGAGGCATCGCGTGGGATTTCACTTTCGAAGACTGGATGGCCGTCTGGACCGAGTCAGGACATTTCGCGGAGCGCGGCCGGAACAAAGGGCAATACGTGATGGCACGAAACGGTGATACCGGGCCCTACGCGCGAGGCAACGTGAGCATCATTTTGCATAGCAGGAACATGAGCGATGCGCATGTCAACGTCCCTGAAAAATGTAGCCCGGCCAGACGTATTGGGACCGGGAAGGGATGGAGCATCAACAAGCTCAGCAAGAAGAATCCGTATCACGTCATGCACTGCGGGAAATACGTCGGGGTGTTCTCGACCGAGGACGATGCGCGCCGCGCATACCTGCACGCCGTCGAGCAGACGAGGTTGCAGGTTGCGGCGGGTTCCCTGCGATCGCGGGCAACTGAGCAAAGTCAATCTCAAAATACTCAAAACCATGAATAGCGAAAACAAGTCGTTGCCAATGGTGGGCGGCGCGGTCGATGGCCCGTCTTTCGTCCCGGAAGAGAAGATTGCGTTGTGCAAAACATTTCGCGATGCCGTTCGACTGTCCTGGTCGCTGCGCAGGACGCGGGGAATGTCGAAAAAGACACTGTCGGAGCTGTGCGGCTTCCACGCGCCTCACGCCACGGATTATTTGCACGACACCGACTATGACGCGGCGGGCCGCAAACGCCGGTCATTACCGCCTGATTCGATCAAGGATTTTGAGGCAGTAGTCGGCAACCGGGCCATCACGCAATACATGGTTCATCAGGTTCGGCTCACGCTCATGGAAGCGCTGCTCGAACAACGGAAAGCGGCATGAAATACGAAGAGGCGAAAGCCGTCTGTGAGAAAGCATTCGCTGCTGCGGAGTTGCGCGTCGGTGCGGACGAAGTTGCGGTGAAACGAGAGGTCAGTTTGATGGCCGCGCGTGACCGGATTCTGATGCGCGCGCTGCACGTCGTGACAAAGCACGAGTCATCCACAGGGCAGTCATGAACGCGGATCTGGTTGGCACGGTTGTGTTGCGCACGTTCGCAGTGATGGGCGTCGCTGTGGCGTTCATGCCGTCGATCGCGCGATCGCGCGTGAGGTTTGGTTTCACGAGCTGTCTCGCGCTCGCCGCCGTGCTGATCTGGTTCAGGCCGTAGGAGTCACATGTCGTTTCACTTATCGAATCTCGCCTGGAGCGTCGAGCTCCGCCACGCGCAGAAGATTGTCCTGCTGTGCCTTTCACATCTGGCGCTGCAGAGCACGTGTGAATGTTCAGTCACGGTGCGCAAGCTCGCGTACATGTGCGGCATGTCAGATAGCGGCGTGCGTGGTCAGCTCGAAGCCCTGACAGCGGCCGGCCTGGTCGACGAGATCCCGGGCAATGGCGAGACTTTCTATCGCGTCAACGTGGCGCCGCGCGATGCCTAAGACGAGCAAGAAGGGCGCGGCGGAGCACCCACAGATCAACGCTGGCCTCGTCGAGGCCGCTATACGCCGTCACGTCGACCCGCGCGGCGCCAACACGCTCATTCCCGAGGCTGAAATTCGCTGGGGCGTCGGCTCGCAGCGCGGCGTTTATCGCGCGGACTTCGTCATGGTCACGCGCTCCAGTTACGCGACGGAGCTCGAGGTGAAAGTATCGCTCGCGGACTGGCGCAAGGATCTGTCGAAGCCGAAGTGGGTTGGCATGCCCGCCTGGATCACGCGCTTCGTCTACGTGGTGCCCGAGCAGCTCGGTATTCCTGAATGGGTGCCCGCGCATGCTGGCGTGTGGCATGTGCGCCCGCGGCCGTCGCAATACGAAGCGTGGGAAGGGCCACGGCGCCCCGACGGCTATCAGATCGTCGTCGCCCGCGCGCCGCACGTGCTCGGCCGCGAAAAGCTACCAGCTGCCGTGCTCGGCACGTGGCTGCGCAATCTCTATTACCGCTACTGGGAACAGCGGGTTCATCTTGAGGGCCGCATTGCGCGGCACGTGCGGGAGAGAGTTGCATGAGAGTCGCAGACGTATTGCGCGAACTCGGTCGCCCGATCGCCTACTACCCGTTCCTCGCTCGATACCTCGGCGGCGTGAACGCTGCCGTGTTCTTCTGCCAGATCTTTTACTGGCAGGACAAGGCTACCAGCGAATTCGGCGTGCATAAGACCGTCGATGAGCTCGAGCACGAGACCGGCCTGTCCTACGAGGAACAGCGCGCCGCCCGCACGAAGTTGCGTGCCGCCGGTGTGCTGATCGAGACCGCCAAGCGCATCGAGCATCGCACGTACTTCCGCGTCGACGAGGATGCGCTCGAATTGCTGTTGTCTTCCGAGCCACCCGCACGTAAGGCGAAAAAGTCATTGGTGGGCACATCGGGAAAGTCCACTTCCCGAAATGGGAAAAGTCCATCTCGGGAAGTGGACAAAGTCCATTCCGCGAACTTGGAAAAACCCATGCCGCCGGGTGGGGAAAACCGCGCCCGCGGGAAGGGAGATCCCCATTCCGTTAACGGTACAGAGATTACAGCAGAGACTACAGCAGCAACGCGCGCGGCCGAGGCTGTGGACAACTCTGCTGTTGCTGCTGCTGAAGCTGAAAAAGCCCAACCGAACCCCGAGCGCGAATTGACGGACTTGCTGGTGTCGCTCGAGGCCGCTCGGGGCAAATCGCTGAGCGTCGACCGGAACCGCGACCGTGTGCACGTGCTGACGTGGGTCGGCAAGGGCGTGACGGCGGCGCGACTGCGGGAAGCCCACGCGTTGGCCGTGGCGGCGCGATCGCGAGAGGGCGACGAACGGCCGACGTACGCAGGGTTCGTCTCGACGTTCATCGACGCAGAGGCCGCGGCGCCGGTGACGGCTGAGTCACAAGCACAGGTCGACTGGTGGCTGGCAGGCGAGGAAGTGCTGGTGGCGGCCGGCGAACGCTTCGGCGCCCGGCCGAAGCGGCGCGACGAGCCTTTGCCGCTGTACCGCGCGGTGGTGGCCAGAGCGGCGGGTAAGGGGCCGTGGATCGACGCGATCCTGCGCGACGCCCAGCGCGGCGGCGGCCAGTTCCAGCAGATGATCGTGGCGACGCTCGGTGAAGCGCTGCTGCCTGTCGACTGGTACGCATCATGAGCACCCAAACCGAAAACGCATTCTGGCTCGTGTGGTCGCCGACCGGCAGCGCGCCGCCGCGGTACCGGCACGCGAGCAAGCAGAGCGCCATCACCGAGGCAGAGCGGCTCGCGCGTGCTCACCCTGGCCAACTGTTCGTCGTGCTCGAGCCGATCGCCGGGCGGCGCGTGGACAACATGGTGCGCACGACCTACGTCGATGAGAAGGAGATCCCGTTCTGATGAGCAACGTCATCGACATCGAGGAGCTGCGCTTCACGCGCGACAAGCGGATCGTGCGGCCGCGCGAGGAGTGCGAGCACAAGCACATGACGATGGACGACCACGGCCAGTTCGTCAGGTGCGACGACTGCAAGGTGCAGCTCTCTCCGTTCTGGGTGCTCAGCCGGATGCTCGATCAATACGAGCGCGCTCTCTCGAAGATTGCCGGCCGCGAGCAGCGGCAGTCCGAGGCCGAGCGCAGGACGGTGCATCTGCGCGCCGCCCAGGTCGTCGAGCGGGCATGGCGCAGTCACACGACGGTGCCGACGTGCCCGCACTGCGGCGAGGGGATTCGCGCGACCGATGGCTTCGGAAATAGCGCGATCAACAGATCTATCGATGAACGGCGGCGCGCCGCCAAGAAGGGAGGCGTATGAACTGCAAGCCGGGCGATCTGGCGGTGACAACGGGCATGGCCGTGCCAGCCAACAACGACGTGATTGTCGAAGTTGAAAGTTTCGCTTTCGTCAATCACTTGGGCATGACGGTATGGAACATAAAACACCGTCAGCCGATGCTTGTGGATACCGGTCCGCGAGCAGGAACGTGGATGGATCGCGGGATTATTTGCGACACAAATCTTCGCCCGATCAGCGGCGTGCCGGTGCACGACGAGCAGCTCGACGAGGTGCCGGCATGAAAGCGACGATCCAAGCGGATGGCACGATGGTCATAACAGCGGAGACCGAGATCGAGGCGTATGCGCTCGGGCGGTGGTCGATGGACAGCAATTTGGATTTGGACCCCAACCTGTGGTGTCCAAAGTTGGTAACCGACTGCTCGAAATACCCAGCGGCGATTCAACCCAGCCGGGTGTCCGGAGCAACTCAGCAATGAGCGAGCTCTTGATCCTCTCCGTGATCGCGGCGCCGCTCGTGCTCGTGCCGGCGTTCATCGTGTCATTCCTATCGTATGTGGAACCGCTATCCTGGCCATACACCGAGATAGCGTTCGCGATCGCCGAGGAGTCGGAATTTGCGCGGTTCGAACGCGAAATGCTCGAGAAGATTGCCGCGTCGCTCGCGATCCCGAAGGAGCTGCTCGACGAACCCTATGAGTCTAGCGGCTATTCCTACTTCGCCGAATCGCTCAAACGCGACGCGCAAAGATATGGTGGCTGGCGATGAGCAAGGGCACTGTCCGTTTCCCTGAGAGCGCGATCGTCGACGGCCGCATTGGTACGTCGCGCATTGCAGCGACGATCGCGGGCGCGGCGGCGCGCCTGGCATCCGCCGATCTCGAACCGCTGCAGGGCGCCGTGCAGACACTTGCGCGCGGCATCGCGGCACAGACCGGACAGACACCCGAGCAGGTCGCCGCAGCTTGGGGCACTGTCGAATATTCGAATTCTAGCGGGGTGCAGTTGGTAGCCCCGCACATGGCGGCCGGCGCAAAGCATCGCGCGAACGCGGCACTCGGGGAAAAGCCTGCGCCTGGCAAGCGCGAAACCCCGCGGGGGGAACTGACGCCCGTGCAGCGCGTGCAGCAACTCGGCCGGCTCGGTACCGGACGGATGAACAAGACTGAGGCCGCGTACGAGCAGCTGCTGGCGGCGCGTCTCCACCTTGGCGAGATCCTCTTCTATCGCTTCGAAGCGCACAAGCTGCGGCTCGGCGACAACACGTTCTATACGCCCGACTTTACTGTGATCGTTGCCGACGGCAGCACGGAATATCACGAGGTGAAGGGCTACTGGACAGACAAGGCGCGCGCCAAGACGAAGGCGGCCGCCGCTCAACACCCGTATCGATTCATCGCAATCAAGCGCGCCGGCCGTCACGGCTGGAGCTTTGAAGACCTCACCAGCCGCAGCTGGTGATCACCCATCCATCCAGGAGCGTCACATGTCAGTCCGAGCAAAGTTCAAGGTTATCTCGACCACGCAGCGCAAACACTGGGACATCCAGAAGGGAAACATCCACGAAATCCAGCTCGAGCCGGTGACGAGTGGCTCGACGGAAAACGAAAGTTTCTACGCCGCCACTCCGCACGGTGCGATCAACCTGCAGACCGTCAACGAAGAAGCCGGCGCGCAATTCGAGCTCGGCGCCGAGTACTACATCGACTTCACGAAGGCCTGACGTCGCACGCGGCCATCGCGCCGCGCCGCGCGCATCAAATCACATGGAGAAAATGGACATGGACAACCAGCACAAGCAGATCAATGGGTATCGCGACCTGTCACAGGCTGAAATCGATCTCATCAACGAGATCAAGGCGAAAGGCGAGGAACTGCGCGCGCTCGTGACGAGGATCCAGGACGTTGCGATTCCGCCGCTTCCCGAAATCGAACCCGCCGTGGCTGGCGACGAGCCGGTGCTTCTCGAAGGCAAGCCCATCGCAATTGCGACGGAGGGCGATGACCCGTGGTACTGGCTTCGATATGCGGACGCTTCGTTTCGATGCGGAGTCATGTATGCGGTCCGCGCCGTGGCGAAACCCGCATCGTATTGACGATGAGCCAGCTCGACATGTTCGGCAGCGCGGAGCCGATCACCATCACCGCGTCGCCGGCGTCCAACGAAGCCGCAGTCATCCGCGACCGGCACGCCGAGTTGATTGGTCTGCTGCCCGAGAAACTTCGGCCGCAGTGCACGCCCGCGCTGCCGGTGCCGAGCGCCAAGGCCGAGCTCGACGCGTGGACCCGCACCACGCAGCGCATCTATCTGCTGTACCTCATCGGCGCAATTGCGCGCGGCGTTTATCGCGATGCGAGCGAGGCCAATGCCCCGTACGTGCTGATGAAGCTGAACGGCCTCGGAGGTCAGTGGTGAAGATGACCTTCATCGTGCCGGCACAGTTCACGGTATTTGGCGTGCCGCAGCGCGAGCGGCCACCATGCCTCGCGCAGTGCGAAGTGGTGGAACTCGTGCGCTCATTCGCCTATTCCCCGTGGAAGTTCCGGAACACACTGCGCCGCGGCCTGCGTGTCAGCTACTCGGCGTACGTCCGGCTGCCGGCATGGATCGCGCCGCCGGAGAACTGGCCGCGCCTTGAGACTGGCGAGGTCGAGCTACGTGTGCCGATGCACCTGAATCAGCGGGTGCCGCTCCCGGAATTCCCTCCCGACCGCAACCGCGTGCGCATTGACGATGTGCTGAAGCTTCGAGGCGATCCATGCTGACGCGCAAGAAGCCGCTCGTGAGCAGGACGCCGCTGAAGCGCTCCGCGCCGATCGGCGTGCGGCCGTCGCCGGGCAGCTCGCTCACGCGCACGAAGGTCCGCGTGAAGTCACCGGTCGCAGCACATCCAAAACATTGGGCCGCCAAACGTCGCCCGAGTCCTACCGCGATAGAACGTCGATACATGGGCTACGTCGCCGCACTTTGTTGCGCGGTGTGCCGCCGTCTAGGTATTGAAGGAACACCAGCAATTGTCCATCACCAACGGACGGGCACCGGGAAAATGCGCGCCAGTCACTACCGCACTTGTCCGTTGTGCCCGCTGCACCATCAGGGCAGCGGCTTCGGAGTGCATGACATGGGCCGGTCACAATTCGCTGACTTATACGGTTTCAGCGAGGTCGACCTCGTTGAGGAAACTCGCGGCCTGTTGGTTGAATATCTTCCTGCCGAGGAACGCACATGAAACAGGACATGTCAGGCGAGATTTTCCACCGTCTCACTGTCGTCGCAGATGGTGGCGGCGCGCGCGTGTTGTGCGCGTGCCAATGCGGTGGCCGCGTTGACGTCTTGCGCAGCAATCTTCGGAGAGGGAACACGCGTTCTTGCGGGTGCCTTCATAGGGAACGGGCCGCTGAGCGTGCAGCCGTACGTAATCTCCGCCACGGAATGACAAACACCCGGATTTGGGGGATTTGGGACGGGGTCGTCGATCGCACGAGCCGACCGGGTACGTGCCATTACGCCGACTATGGGGCGCGAGGCATTTGCCTGCATCCCGAATGGCTGATCTTCGAGAATTTTTACCGCGATGTCGGCGCTCCACCGAGCGATCTGCATTCCATCGACCGTATAGACAACAACCGCGGCTACGAGCCTGGAAATGTGCGATGGGCGACTGCCGCCGAGCAGGCGAGAAATCGCCGCAGCAACAGGTTCGTGATGATCGCCGGCAAGCGCATGTGCCTCGCCGAGGCAGCTCGAGTGGTGGGTATCAGCAAATCGACAGCGTCACGCTTGCTTCAGCGTGGGGAATGGGCCGAGGTGTTCGGTGGCGTGCCTGACGAATCTGTGGGAGAGATCGATGGTTGATACGACCCGACGGGGCGGCTCGGCGATGCGATGGTCAGAGGAAGAGGACGAAATCCTGCGCGAGATCTGGAAGTTGCGTACGCCGCTCAAGGTTTCTGCCGCACGCTTGCCGGGCCGATCCGTGCGCGGGATACAGATGCGCGCAGACATCCTCAAGTTTCCACGCCGCCGGCAGGCACGCGGAACGTCCGACACACGCCCGGCCTTCGTTGCATTGTGGAAGGCCCTGAAGAAGCCCGGCACCCGCATTCAGTTGGCGGCGCGAGCTGGAGTATCGAATCAGACCGCTGGCGATTTCATCAAGCATTTCCGCAGCCAGATGCACATCGTCGGCTGGTATCACCCCGCCGATGGCAGAGCCGCACCGATCTACAAAGCAGGTGCTGGCGAGGACAAGCCGAAACCGCCGAACAAGCCTCGCGCTGAGGTCTATAGCGATTACTGGAAGCGTATGAAGCGTGAACGGCCCGATCTCGCGGCGGCGCGTATCGCGCGTGCCACGTTCAAACGCCTCGAACGCGAAGGCAAGTTGATGAAACGAGATCCGGCCGCTATCGCGTTGTTCGGCGTGTGTGGCGGCGCGCGGCCGGAATGAGCGAGCCGCTTGAGTGGTGGGAATACGGTGACCCGCTGGACGTGCTTGAACGCCGCCAGTCTGAGAGATGCGTCGGATGCCAGCACGCGGCGGCGCGTGAAGATCCGTTCGGCGGTGTGCGAATGGTGTGTAGGAAGGGCCGGAAATACGGGAAGCGCTGTGCGCAATACAAGGAAACCATCGAATGACAGAAACGACAGAAATGCTCTTCCGTACGCCGCAGGACGCGATGCGGTATGCGTTCAGCTATGCGATGCAGCAGCGAGACAGGCCGCTTGCCGATCGCTTGGCCGCGCCGGCGGCGCGCACCGGCAAGGGGCTGCATGGGAACGATGGCGCCGGGCAGGCTGGCATGATCCGGCGCGAACTGGATCAACTCAGCGATATCGACCGAGCTGTTCTCGTCGCATTGTTTGCGCCGCACTCATATCCTTGTTCGTGCGGTGCCGCGTGCTGCTCACGCCACACCCCCAACCCTGAGTATGCAGCTGCTATTACCTTCCTCGCGGAGAAGGCACTCTCCCAGCTTTCCGGTCATCTGTCCAATTACCAACTGCGGCGCGGCCTTGTGGAGAAAGCCCTTGGGACGAAGATTACGATCAAGGATCTGGCTGCGAAGTGCGAGGTAACCGAGAAAACTGCAGATGCACATTGGCGAATCGTCAGGGACTGGATTGGCGGTACGCCAAAGAAGAAGTCGAAAAAGGCAGCGAAACGGGAGCGCGTCAACGCCGGCGACGGTGTAGCCGACGTCGCGCGCGTCGACGAAGAAGAGGATTCGAAAACGCTCACGGCCGTCGACGGGATAGCATCCAAAGCGCGAAAGAATGCCGACGAATTGCTGTCCGCGCTGTCGTTCATCAGGGCCTAGCGCACTGGTTTGTTGACTTTTACTATTTCGACCGTAAAATACGCCTCAATCTGACACTGTGAATAAGTGTCTCCAAAGCCCCGCCAAAAAATTGCGCGGGGCTTTTTCGTTTGTGTTGGAGGTCTCGCGATGAGCAAACCGGCTTCGAAGGCAGCAGTGCCAAAGGGTGCTCGCCCGAAGCTCGGCCGGAGCGTAATTGTCCGATATCGCTTCGTGAAACCGATGACGGTCGGCATCATCATCGGAGTGTATGAGGCCGATACCGACGACGTCATCGTGCAGGCCTTTCCTGTCGACCGGGAGTCGATTCAGATTCCTGCGATCCCTTACTACAGCGCCGAGCCGGACGATGACGTCCAGTCCGCGGTGTGGCCAGCCTGATCCCGAACATTCTCACCTTTCGCGCAGGTCGCCATCGTGTTGCGGATATCGGTGCGCGCTGATATGCAGGCGGCGGCTCGCAGCCTCAGTGCACTCGAGCAGAAACAGGTGCCGTTTGCTACCGCGCTCGCGTTGACCTCGCTGGTGAAGATCGCCCAGCAGGCAGAGAAGAAGGCGCTGCCTCAGATCTTTGACAGGCCGACGCCGTTCACGGTCAATTCGATCGGCGTCAAGGGCGCTCGCAAGTCCAATCTCGAGGCGACGGTGTTCGTGAAGGACATCGCTGCCGCTTACCTCGCACCGTTTGAGTTTGGCGGTCCACACAAGCTCATCGGTTCGGGCAAGACCTGGCTGAACCCGAAGGACCGTGCTCTCCTGAACCAGTACGGCAACTTCTCCAAGTCCGCGCTGGACCGGCTCAAGGCGCGCCCCGACATATTCGTGGGCACGATCCATACGAGGACCGGCGAACAGATCGGTGGTGTGTGGCAGCGACCAGCGCCGACCAAGGTCATCCAGACCCCTGGCAAGCGGGCTACGAAGGTGCGCGGCGCCAACAAGACAGGTCACCTGAAGCTGCTCATACGGTTCGGTGATGCTGAGCCGGTCAAGCAGCATCTCGACTTCGGATCACGCGCAGAGGCGATCGTGAAGGCGAATGCAGCGGCCGAGTTTGCAAAGGCGTTGGCCAAGGCGCTCGCAACAGCCAAACGTCGGTGAAGCGTGCGGGCCGGCGTGCCCGCAGAGCCCGGCCCAGCAAGGCTTTGCTGGCAGTGCTCAAAAAATAGGCAAATCCGGTCGTCGCACCACGTTGGTGCGGGTCCTTCCCACCGCCCTACCGGAACGCGGGCACTGCGCGCGCCCGTTCTTCCCGTTCTTCTGAGTAAAAAAAACGCGTTACACGTTACACGGCAGTGACGCGGCGCACGGCGCAAACCCTTATGGCAACTGGCGAGACTGGTGTAACGCGGAAAAATCGCGGCGTTACACAGAGCGCTGGCGCCGTTACACCGGCGACGATCGGGAAGGCCGCGCTCTGTGAAGCGCTAGGGTGGACGCGGCCGCGGCTCGATCGACGCCTCGACGGCGATGGAAATTTTCCGGTCGCGAAACGTGGCACGCGCGCCGGCGGCTGGGAATTCGATCTCGCCGCAGTCCGGACATACCTCGGCGTCGCGCCGAAGGAAGCGGGCGAGCCGACGCCGGCGCCGGCATCGAAGACGCAGGGCCGCGCGCCGATCGACTCGCGCACGCCGTTCGCTGAACCGAAGTACACGGTCGTGCCGCCCGCCGGCGTCGAGCCAGTTGTGCATGCGGGCGAGCAGACGGCGCGGCAGCGACGCGATGCGGTACAGGCGGAGATCCTGGAGGACAAGCTGCGGCGCGATCGCGGTGAGCTCGTGCAGGTCGAGGTCATGCGCCAGGTGTTGAACACGATGCTTGCGCATCTCGGTAAAGGGCTCGACAGACTGTCCGACCAGGTCGTCGAGCGCTGTGGTTTGCCGGAGGAATACGCGGACCAGATTCGCGCGGTGACCGACGATCTGCGTCGCGCAATGGCGGACGAATTACGCGTGCTGCTGGAGTAGCACGATGCTCGAACTCGAATATGCCGACCCGTACCAGGTCGCGCGCGAGTCACTCAGCTCGCTTGTGCCGCCCGAGCGGCAGACCGTCGCAGAGTACGCGGTGCTGTACCGGCACCTGTCGAACCAGGGCGGCGGTTATGTCGGTCGCTGGCACCACGAAAAAGCGCCGTACCTCGTCGGCCCGATGGAGACGCTTACGCGTCTGGACTATCTGACGACGGTGGTCGTCGGGCCGGGGCAGTCCGGCAAAACGGAGATCGCGCAGAACTGGTTGCTCAAGTCGGTGGCCAACGACCCGGCCGACATGCTGTGGTACATGCAGACCGACCCGGGTCTCGAGTCGTATGTGAAGAGCCGGATCAATCCGATGATCGACTCGCATCCCGAAATGGCGATGCGTCTCGGGTCGAGGCCGATCGACGACTCGCTGCACTTCAAGCGTTTCGACGGCATGCGCGTCGAGTTCCTGTCGGCCGCGCCGAACAACGTCATCAACAAGTCGGCGCCGCGGATCGTTGCCGACGAGGTGGACGCCTACGACAAGGCGCTTGGCGACGTCAAGACTCTGCTCGATGTGCGCCGGCAGACTTTCCAGCGTCAATCGATGCTGCTGGCGATGAGCCATCCTGACCGCGCGCGCGGCCTCGTCCCGGATCGCGACTGGTCGGAAGGGATCATGGCCATGTACGGCGACAGCGATCGCCGCATCTGGTATTGGCCGTGTCCACACTGTGGCGCATGGTCTAGTCCCGTTCCGATCGCGGCGCGCTATATGGCGCTGCACTATGACGAGAAACAGACGCTCGATGAGATCGAGCGGAATACGCGGCTCATATGTCCAGTGAATGGATGCCTCATTGAGGACCGCGAGCGGCGCGCGATGAATGTCGCCGCGTTCCGGTCCCCGTTCGGTGGATGGATCGGAGACGGCCAAGAGATATCGCAGGACGGGATTGTCACCGGCGAACTGGTTGCGCGCAAAAGCGCGGGCTTCTGGATCGTCGGCGCGATGTCGCCATTCATCCTGGGCGGCATCGGCGGTCTCGCCCGGGCGAAGGTCAAGGCAGAGCGCGAGCTGGAGGTCAGCGGCGAAGACATGGCACTCCGCCAGGTCACGGTCAAGCAGCTCGGTTTTCCCTACGCAGCAACGCGCGGCGTCGGTTCGATCGACGCGAATGTGCTGGCCGAGCGCGCTGACTCGGAACTGAAGCTGGGCGTCGTACCCGAAGGCGTGCGCTTCCTCGTGACGGGCGTCGACTGTCAGCTCGCGCACTTCGAATGGCTCACGCGCGGTTTCGGCATTGACGGCGAAAGCTGGGTCATCGACAAGGGGCGCATACCCGGAGATCCCGCGACATCTGCGGAGGACTGGGACCAGATCATCAATCTGATCAAGCGGACCTATCCGCTCGCCGACGGATCTGGTCGCGCGATGCCCGTCCGTGCGCTGGGTTTTGACAGCTACGGGCAGCCGGGCGTAACGCAGCAAGCCTATGCCGCGTGGCGCCGCTGGAAAAAGGCGGGTCTCACACGGTTGATCGGGAAGATCTCTGGCCGCGATGCGTGGACGGTCATTCCGACGAAGGGTGCCGACAAGCTCGCCGCGCCGCGCCTGATGGTCGTGTATCCGGACACATCGCGCAAAGCAAACCGGGCGGCCTCGAGTGGTGACGTTCCAGTCGCACGTTTCAATCCGAACCTGTTCAAGGATGACCTGGCTGGCCAGTTGCAACTGGCTGAGCCGGGAAAGCTGTATGTGCATTTTCCGCATGCGTTGCGCTCGCAGGAGCAGCCGCACGTGTGGTTCGAGCAGCTTACTTCCGAGACCCGCACGAAGAATGGCGGTTGGGAGAAAAGCGCGGCAGGCCGTCGGAACGAGGCGCTCGATCTGATGGTGATGACGCACATGCTCGCCCAACTGCATGGCCTGAACCGCATCTCGTGGGATAAGCCGCCCTCCTGGGCAAAGCCGTGGGACACCAATTCGTCTCTCGTCGCGGTGAGCACGGCTTCGACAAGCCCCGGCTCAGCCGGATCCACATCGTCGACGGCGCCGCAAAGCGCGCCGCGCGAGAAGAAAAAGTCAGCAGTTCACCGGTACCGATAAACATGGCCACAAACGATCTCTGTTCGCCGCTGTACGGCATGACCGATGCGCAGCTGCAGGCCGCGCTCGCGGCCGCCCAGCAGGCGTATATCGATCTGCGCACTGGCGACAAGGCCGTGACGGTGGCATATGCGCAGGGCGATGGATCGCGTAGCGTCACGTTCCAGACCACGAACCTTGCCGCGGTCCGGATGTTTATCCGTGACCTGCAGGCAGCTCTCAACCCGGGCGTGAAGATGTGCAAGCGCCGCCGCATGGTTCCGTTGTTCTGATGAGCAGCGCCGCCATACTGGTCGACGCGAGCGGCCGGCCGCTGCGCGCGCGCGCGAATACCGGCGCCGGTCCGGGTACCCTGGCGAACAACGTCGGCCGTGCGTTCTTCCCGTATCAGGCCGCGGACTGGCAGACGCAGGAGATGGGCGCGTGGCTGCCGTGGATCCGCTCACCCGATGCCGAGATCAACCAGTTCCGCGACCGCATGGTCGCGCGCTCGCGCGATCAGGTTCGTAACGACGGTCGCTCGAGCGGCGGCATCACGCGGATCCTCGACAACGCCGTCGGCGCGTCGCTGCGTTTGTCGGCCGCGCCGGACTATCGCGCCCTCGCCGAGATCAGCGGAGCAGCTTTCGATATCAAGTGGGCGAACGAATTCAGGCGTGCAGTGGAGGCGCGTTGGCGCCTCTTTTCGAACGACTTCGGCCGCTACAACGACGTGTCCCGTCAGCTCACCGTCTCGCAGCAGCTGCGTCTCGCGCTGCGCCACAAGCTGATTGACGGTGAGGATCTGGTCATCAATTACTGGATGCCGGAACGGGTGGGGCGCGGCGGCGCGCGATATGCCACGGCCTATCTCGTCGTGGATCCTGACCGCCTGTCGAATCCCAACCAGATGGTCGACACGCGCCACATGCGCAACGGCGTGGAAGTGGATGAAAACGGCGTGCCGCTGGCATACCACATCCGCAAGGCGCACCAGAACGACTGGTACAACTCTGTCGAAAGCATGATCTGGGAGCGCGTCGAACGCGAGGACGATGACGGCTGGCTGCGCGTGATCCACGACTTCGAGCGTGACCGTGCTGGCCAGAACCGCGGCGTGGGCGTCTTCATTCCGGTGCTCGCCCACGCAAAGATGCTTGCGCGCTACTACGGCATCGAGCTGCAGGCGGCGGCCCTCGCCGCGTCGATTGGTACGTACGTCACGAGCCCATATGATCCGTCGGAAGTTCAGGACGCGGTCGGCGGCGAGGATCACGAGCTCGGCTATTACCAGGGTCTCCGGGCGGAATGGAACGAAGAGCGCCCAGCGATGTTCAACGGTGTGCGCGTGCCTGCGCTGGCCCCCGGCGAAGACATCAAGGCGTTCACGTCCGACCATCCGCACAACGGCTTTACCGAGTTCGTGCACGAGATGCAGGGTTGTGTCGCATCCGCCCTCGGGATTTCGCTCGAGCAGGTTACGCAGGACTGGTCGAGGAGCAACTACTCGAACATGCGCGGGTCACTGCTGGAGAGCTGGAAGACGCTCATTCGACGCCGGCTCGAATTCTCTGCAGGCACCGCGACGCCCATGTACGCGGTTTGGCTTCGCGAGTCGATGGAGAACGGCGAACTCCCCCTTCCGGCCGGCGCGCCCGATTTTCTCGATGGGGTGACCGCATACGCGGGCTGCAGCTGGCTCGGGCCCGCACGCGGTTGGGTGGATCCGGTGAAAGAGCCGCAGGGTTCGATCCTGAAGATGGATGCGGCGCTGACCACGCTCAAGCAGGAAGCCGCCGAGCAGGGATCCGACTGGGAGGAGCTGCTCGATCAGCGTCAGATCGAAATCGAGGCCTTCCGCGAACGTGGCATCCCGCTACCCGAATGGGGCGGCAGCGAGATGGCCACGCGCACCGACGAACCTCCCCAGGAGCCGCAGGCAGCATGAGCAACTATCCCCATCTTGCAACGCGGCTCTTCAACGTGCCGATCGCAATCGCGCCGCAGAAGGCCGAAATCGTAATGGCAGCGCTCGCGGATCGTTTCGGAATCGCGAAGATGTTCCGCGGCGGCGGCGACGTGGTGGTGCTGGCTGACGGTGGCGCGCAGGCATTCCTGCAAAGCGCCAATACGTCGCAGGCCGACTATCGCCCGTATGAGGTCGTGGAGGGGGTTGCGATCGTTCCTATCGAGGGAACGCTTGTGCACAAGCTCGGCGAATTGCGGCCGTACTCGGGGATGACGGGTTACGACGGCATCCGCGCCAATCTGAGCATGGCGATGGCCGACGAGAGCGTTCGAGCGATTGTGCTCGATATCGATTCGCCGGGCGGCGAGGTCGCCGGCTGCTTCGATCTCGTGGACTCGATCTATGCCGCGCGCGACGTCAAGCCGATCTGGGCCATTTGCACCGAGAGTGCCTATTCGGCCGCGTACGCGATCGCGACGGCGGCGAGCCGGATCATCGTCCCGCGCACCGGTGGCACCGGCAGCGTCGGCGTCATTTGTATGCATGTCGATTTTTCGCAGGCACTGACGAAAGCGGGAATCGAGGTCGAGCTCATCTATTTCGGCGACAAGAAAGCCGACGGCAGCGACATGAAGCCGCTGTCGAAAGACGCCCGCGCACGGTTTCAATCCGATGTCGACGCGATGGGCCAGTTATTTGTTGAGACCGTGGCGCGTAACCGCGGCCTCACTACCGCAAATGTGCGAGGCACACAGGCCGGCACATTCCTCGGCGCCGCTGGCGTCGAAATCGGCTTCGCGGACGCAGTGATGTCGCCCGATGAAGCATTCGCATCCTTGCTCGACGAGCTGGGCTGACTTATCCCACCAACAGGGTAATCACATGAGCAATTTGTTTCGTAACCTGGCTGCGCGAGGTGGTATCAGCTTCGCCCACCTCGGTAAAGGAGCGGCCCGCGCGGCCGACGATACGCCTCCCCCTGACGACAAAGGCGGAAAGAAGGGAAAAGCCGAAGGCGAAGACACCGGCGACGGTGATCAGAACCGCGAAAACGGCGATGGCAAAGCTGAAGGCGAGGACCCACCGCCGGACGACAAGGGCGGCAAGAAGGGCGAAGCCAAGGGAGAGGACGGTCAGGACGACCAGGCCGCCGAGGACGATGACGACGACGAGGAAGAGATGCGCGGTAACAGCGCAGCGGCGAATGCCCGTCGACGTGAGCGGATGCGCTGCGCCCAGATCATGGGCTCGACGGCCGCAGGCAGGAACCCTGTTCTGGCCGCGAATCTCGCGTTCAACACGTCGATGACTCGCAAAGAGGCGCTGGCTGTGTTGACCGGTACGCCGGCCCCCGCGGCGACCGCGCCGGTGTCACGTCGTAATCCGTCGCTTGGCGCCGGCGGTGAACGCGGGGTGAGTTCGGAACAGGCGATCGCATCCAGCTGGAACACCGCCATGCAGAAAGCACGGCCGGCGCGCAAGCGCTGATCCGTCCCACCCGTCAATCGAACCCTCGAGGTAACTCACCATGACGCAAACCCCTCTCATCGAAGGCCGCCACGACGGTGGTTTTCTGGTCAGTGAATCGCGTGGCCACCGTTCCCGCGATCGCGGCACACTCAGCGGCGCCGCAAAGATTCCGGCGGGCCAGGTCCTCGGCCGCAAGGTCGGCGGCACCGCGGCGGCCGCTGCCAAGGCCGGCAATACCGGCAATGGCACTTTCACGCTCGACGCGACGACCCCCGTCGTCGGCAATGCCCAGCCCGGTGTGTACGTCGTGCGATGCACCACCGCAGCGGCAAACGGCGGCACCTTCCGCGTATTCGATCCGACGGGCGACGTGATCGGCGATGTCGCGGTCGGCGCCACCTTCAACGACCAGATCAAGTTCGTGATCGCCGACGGCGCGACGGACTTCGTGGTCGGCGACGAATTCGACGTGACGGTGTCTGCCCTGTCGAAAGCCTACGTGCCGCTCAGCCTGACCGCGACGGACGGATCGCAGGTCGCCTCCGCCATCTCGTTCGCGAACGTCGACGCGACGCTGGCGGACCAGACCGGCACCGTCGTCACGCGTGACTGCGAGGTCAATGGCTTCGAGCTGTTCTGGCCGACGGGCGCATCCGCGAATCAGATCTCCGCCGGCACGGCGCAGCTCGCTGCCCTGGGAATCATCGTTCGCTGATCGCCCGTAGCTCTTCCACGTTTTTCCGATAACAGTCGGCCGCGCAAGCGGCCATTATTATTTCTGGAGCCAAATAATGGCCAGTTTGGACGTGTTTCACCAGGATGCGTTTACGACCATCCAACTGACGACCGCGGTCGACAAATACCCGTTTCAACCGACGGGCCTCGGCGATCTGAACATCTTCGAGCCGGACCCGATCCGCACGACGGCACTCGCGGTCGAACAGCGGCAAGGCAAGCTCGTCGTCGTCCCATTCAGCGAGCGTGGACAGGAAGGCACGCAACGTACGACGGAACAGCGTGAAGCGCGTTACTTCAAGGTGCCGCGCATCATGCATGCCGACACGCTATACGCAAACGAAATCCAGGACATCCGCGCGTTCGGTACCGAGTCCGAGCTCATGCAGGTGCAGGCTGAAGTCGCGCGCCGTCTCAATGGACCCACGGGCCTCACGAGCAACATCGAGTACACGTGGGAGTACCACCGTCTGGCCGCCGTGCAGGGCATGCTGCTCGACGCCGACGGCACGGTGAAATACAACTGGTTCGACGAATTCGGCATTACGCCACCGAGCCTGGTTCCGTTCAATCTGTCCGCACAGACTCCCAACAGCCTACGGCCCATCGTCAATGGCATTCGCCGGACGATGGCGCGCAAAGCGCAGGGCGCATTTCTGCCGACGACGAAGATCTTTGCGTTGTGCGGCGACCTGTTCTACGACGAATTGACCAATCACACGGACGTGATTCGGACCTACCTGAACTGGAGTGCGGCATCGGAGCTGCGCGACGACAGCCAGGGTGCTGCGTTCGAAGCGTTCCCCTTCGCCGGCGTGACCTGGTCGAACTATCGCGGCTCGGACGACAACACGACGCTGAAGATTCCGGACGATGAGGTCCATTTCTTCCCGGTTGGCGCGCCGGGCGTCTTCCGGGTGGCGTACGCGCCTGGCGAATCGTTCGAATGGGTCAACACCCCGGGCAAGCCGATCTATGTGATCCCGATCTACGATCGCGACCGCAACTCGTTCTGGAAGATGGAAGCGTATTCGTACCCGCTTCACATCTGCACGCGGCCGGAGGTTCTGCAAAAGGGCCACGCAGGCGCCTAAGCCGTGCCGTTCAACTGGCGCGCCGTCACCGACAAGATGAACGGCGTAGTGATGCAGACGTTCGGCGAGAACGTGCGTGTGCTGTATATGCCTGCGTCGGGGGCGACGCCCTACGAAGTTGACGGGGTGTTCGACGAGGCGTTCCTCGATCTAGTTGTTGTCGATGGCGTCCAGGTCGCGACCGTCCAGCCCCGACTCGGCATTCAGGTGTCGCAGTTCGAGGCAGCGCCTGTACAGGACGATCAGTTGCATATCAAACGCACTGGCCTGATCTACGTCGTGCGCGAGGCCCGGCTCGATGGATGGGGCGGGGGCGGTTTGATGCTCAATCTCATAGGTGGCGATGGTGGCTGACCCAACTGGCCGGTCGACCATGCGAAAGATGGTGGTGGCTGCATTTCAGGCGGCTGCAGCCGCGCCGACGATCCAGTCACCGGGAGACTGGAGCACGCCTCCGGCGAAGTTGCCGGCGATTCTGGTGCGTTGTGGTGATGACCAGAAGATATCCAACGGAAACATCGGCGAAACGCAGTTCAATACTGACCTCGTGATCGAGATCCGCGGCATCGTTTCTGGCCCATCCGGCGAGGCCGCACAGGACGCGCTCGAAGATCTCGGCGCAACGATCGAAGACATCCTGCTGCGCAACGTTGCCATTCGTGCGCAGACGCAGGACTTTCCGATGATCGCGACGGTAACGGAGATCAAGTCGGAGGGTCGTCTGCATTTCGGCGCCGTGAGCATGGCAGTGCACTTCCAGATCTATGAGGCATTCGATCCGGACGTGGAGACCACGCTCGAGCGAATGACCGTGACGGCTGATCTGAGAAATGTCTTCGACGCCAGCGGCACTTATCCCAACCCGCCTTTCCCCGACGCAGTTCAGCCAGCGCCGCGCACTTCGGGCCCCGACGGGCGCGCCGAGGGCGGCTTCGATATTGAACTTCCCCAATAGGAGCGACGCATGTTCGTCAAACCCGCACCGGGTCTGAAGATTCGCGACCCTGAACTGAAAGACCTGATTCCGGATGAAGGCCGGAACGTGTCGGACGACGATCTGTATTGGCACCGCCGCCTGCGCGATGGTGACGTCGTCCTCGTTGAAAAATCGAATGCGTCGGCGGTTGCACAGCCCGCGCGTAACATCGGGAGCGAACAATCGTGAGCGTTCCGTTCAAGAATATTCCTGCTGGCGATCAGATCCGCGTGCCGCTGTTTTACGCGGAGGTCGACAACAGCCAGGCCAATACCGCGACGCAGTCCCAGCGCGCGCTGATCATTGGCCAGATCACGGCCTCGGGTACCGGTACCCCCAATACGCCGACGATCTGCCAGGGCAAATCGGATGCGAAGACCGTCGGCGGCCCGGGCTCCATGCTCGCGCTGATGACTGCTGCGTATCGAGATAGCGATGACTTCGGAGAGGTCTGGTACTTGCCGCTCGCGGATGATGGCAGCGCAGTGGCCGCAACGGGTTCGATCAATTTCACGGCGGCCGCGACGGCCGTAGGTGTGCTCTTCCTGTATCTCGCAGGTCAGCTGGTCACGCAGACGGTGAATGCTTCGCTTACCGCTGCGCAACTCGCAACGGCGCTGGTGGCGACAGTCAATGCCGCGACCGATCTGCCGGTAACAGCGGCCGTCGACGGCACGACCACGAGCAAGGTGAACTTTACGGCGAAGAACAAAGGCCTCGCCGGCAACGATATCGACATCAGCGTGAATTATCGCGGCACGGCCAATGGGGAAGTGACGCCGGCCGGCCTCACGTTCGCTATCACGGCAATGAGTGGGGGCCTGGTGAACCCTTCGCTGACGGCGGGTCTCGCCAACCTCGCAGATATGCCGTTCGACTTCATCGTCATGCCCTACACGGATGCGACGTCACTCGATGCGGTCAAGTCTTTCCTCAACGACCAGAACGGGCGATGGGCATGGTCGAAAGGCATCTATGGGCATTTCTTTGCGATGTATCGCGGTACGGTCGGTGCTCTGACCACGTTCGGCGTGACGCGCAATGATCAGCATGGCAGTGTGATGGGCTTCAATGGTTCGCCGACGCCGGCGTGGGTGGGTGCGGCCGATTTGTGTGGCGCTGTCGCCGTCTCGCTGCGTGCAGATCCGGGGCTCCCGCTTCAGACCGTCGCTCTCTCGACATTCCTTGCCCCGCCGGTCGCATCGCGCTTTGCGCTACCGGATCGCAATACGCTGCTGTTCGACGGTATTTCCACCTTCACCGTCGCCGACGACGGAACGGTCGCGATCGAAAATCTGATCACCACGTACCAGAAGAACGGCTTCGGACAGCCCGACAACAGCTATTTGCAGGTCGAGACGCTATTCCTGCTGATGTATGTGATCCGACGGCTGAAAGGCGTCGTCACCAGCAAATATGGCCGCAAGAAACTGGCAGCGAACGGCACGCGCTTCGCACCGGGCGCGAACATCGTCACGCCCAACATCATCCGGGCCGATCAGATCGCTGAGTATCAGGCGATGGAATTCGAGGGATATGTCCAGAACAGTGATGCGTTTGCCGCGGGCCTGATCGTCGAGCAGGACGCCCAGAACCCGAGCCGCATTAACGAGCTGTGGGACGGCGTTCTCATCGACGGACTGCGAATCTTCGCGCTGCTTGCCCAGTTCCGCCTCAGTTGATATGGAGTTGAAGTTTTGCCCGGGCTGCTGCACCGAGAAGGCAGCAACCTCAGAAAATTTCAGTCGTAATCGGCGAACGCGCGACGGACTTGCTTGTTACTGCAAGCCGTGCTATTCGGCTCGATATCGGGATTTCTATGCGGCTAACCGGGCGAGGGAGGTGGAGCGCGGCATTGCCTGCGTCCGCAAACGCCGGGCCGAGAGACCGGAGTATGACCGGGCGTTGAGTCGAGAAGCGAAGCGACGGGAACTTTCGGATCCAGTGAAATATGCCGAGCATCTCGCTCGTGGCAATGCATGGCGGATGGCGAATCCCGACAAAGCGAAGGCTTTTAAGCACAACCAAAAGCCGTTTCGGGCTGCCCGTGCAGCAGCCCGAAAAGCGAGGCTGAGCCAAGCTTCGCCGCCATGGGTTGATCTGGACGCAATCCGGTCGATCTATGAAGAGGCAGCCCGGATCACGATGGAAACTGGCATTACGCACGAGGTCGATCACATTGTTCCGGTCATGGGCCGCACAGTCTGCGGGTTGCATGTCCCGTGGAACCTTCGGGTCATTCCTGCGACGCTGAATAGGAAGAAGTCAAATCGTTTCAATGAGTAACTTGCTTCGGATCTTTTGCAGCCAACACCGCCTTCGGGCGGTTTTTCTTTTTGCGAGCCATAAATGTCGAATACCACGAACCGCATTGCCGGGACGGCGTATCTGACGGTGGACGGGACGACCTACACCGTTGCTGGCGACTTCGAGTACGACCCTAGCTCCGTCACCCGCGAAACGCTATCCGGGCAGTCGGGTGTCGACGGTTTCAGCGAGAAGCCGAAGCCCGGCCAGATCAAGGCGACGCTGCGCGATATGAGAGGGCTGTCGCTCGCCGCAATCAATGCGATGGACGACGTGACTGTCGTCGCTGAGCTGGCGAATGGCAAAACGATCATCGGCCGCAATATGTGGACCGTCGATCCTCAAGGCTCGAAGGCCGAAGACGCGACGAATCCTGTCACGTGGGAAGGCCCGAGCGTAACGGAGAACTGATCGGTGGAAACATCCAGAACAATCGTTTTCCGCAAGCCGATCACCGCCGGTGCGGGCGCGGGAGCCAGGACGTACGACTCGGTGACCTTGCGCGAGCCGCTGGCAGGTGATTACGAGACGGCCGAGAAGAACGCGGGCAAATATGGGCTCGTTGTTGCGTTAATCGCGACCGTTTCGGGCGTGCCGATCGATGCTGTCGACCAGATGTATGGCAGTCAGATCGAAGAGGCGGAAGACTTCTTCGCCGTGTTCGCTGAGGGCGTCAGTCCCACGGAAAAGCGCAGCGACGATGAGATGACGCTGCCGCTTCAGCAACCAGTCAAGCTCACCGAGGACGATACCGGCCTGAATGCCGCGTCGCTCGATCTCAGCGAGCCAACCAATCTTCAGCGCCGCAAGGCGCGCGCCGCGGGCGGCCCGTTTGCCGCTTCGATCGCGCTGATTTCCGATGTCGCGAAGGTGCCCAGGAAGACCGTCCGGGCGATGTGCGCTCGCGATTTTCTGACCGCCGTGGGTTATTTCAACGGTTTTCAGATCGGGCGGCGGCCGGGCTCGGACGACTGATCGCCGCCGAAGCTACATACGTGCCGGACGATTGGGAGCAATGGATAGCGGACATCGCTCATTTCTGGGGCATTCCGCCTTCCGGCGTCTGGGCAATGACCTGGTCCGAAACAGAGTGGCACCTGAAGGAAGCGCTGAGGATCCGCGGCGCGACTGGAACACCTCATGGCCAATAAGATTCAGTTCGTCATCACCGCGGTCGATCGCGCGACGTCCACCGTGCGTAAGGTCAAAGGATCGATCGCGGGCACGATTGCACCGGTCACCGACCTCGGCAAATCGCTCGGCGCGCTAAGCCGTGAAACCGGGCTGTCGCGGCTGACGGGCGGCCTGCTGTCGGCGGCGCGCGCGGCCGGTTCTCTGGCAGGAAAGGTGGCGATGATTGCCACGCCGCTCGGGTTGCTCGGCGGCCTCGGTTCGATCGCCGGCCTGGCGGCTTTGATTACCGGGTGGGGACGTGCGGGCCAGGAGCTCGACCGCACGTCGTCGATCATCGGGATTGGTACGACCGAACTGCAGCAGTATCGTGGCGTCGCGAGACTGGCGGGCCTGGACACGGAGAGCATGGACGCTTCTCTCCAGCAGCTCGGCGACACGATGCAGGGCGCCGTGAACGGGCGCGCTCCCCAGGCGCTTGCGCTGATGAGCGCCTGGCGAATCGGGCTGCACAAGACGGCCGACGGCGCCGTTGACACGTCGCGTGCGCTGCTGGACGTATCGAAGGCTATCCAGTCGAATATGCGGGCCGGAGGCACCATCCAGTCGGCGCGCCAGATTGCACAGGCGTTCGGCGTCGAATCGCTGCTACCCCTGCTGATAAAGGGGCCGGCCGCCATTCAGGAGCTGGTGCGGCAGTTCGATCAGTTGCACGCGACTATGGACGGCCAGTCGATCAGGCAGGCCGACGAGTACGCGCAGAACATTTCGAAGCTCGAGATATCGGTCGAGTCGCTGCGCAATTCGCTGGGCAATGCGCTGATCCCGGTGCTGCAGCCGGCTATCGAGCTGATGACCGAATGGCTCGCGGTGCCGGAGAACAAGCAGAAGATCGTTGCCGGCCTTGCCGGCGCAGTGCGCTGGCTGTCCGAAGAAGTCAAAAGTTTCGACTGGGACAAGGCGAAGAAGGGTGCGAGCGAGTTCTTCGACCTCGTGTCGCGTTCGTACGAACTGCTCGTTCGCGTGAGCAATGCCGCGTCACGGGTGGGCGAGGGCGCGGAGCGCTTTGGCAACGCCCTTAGGGGCAATGGTCTGAGCACTAACGCCGAGCTTGCTGCCGGCGTCAATGGCAACACCACGCAGGCAGTGAAGTTTTTCGAGTCCCGTGGCTGGAGTCATGCGCAGGCGCTCGGCATCGCTGCGAACCTGCAGGCGGAAAGCGGCGTCGACCCAACCGCCGAAGGGGACAACGGCCAGGCGTACGGTATTGCGCAATGGCACAAAGACCGGCAGGCCGCCTTCCAGAAATGGGCCGGAAACTGGATTGGTAATTCGACGCTCGAGCAACAGCTTGGCTTCGTCGACTACGAACTGCGCAACGGGGGAGAAAGTCAGGCCGGCGCAGCGCTCAGCAAAGCGACCACTCCGGAGCAGGCCGCAGACGTCGTCTCGCGCCTATACGAGCGTCCGACGAATGTCGAAGGGGAGGCTGCAGCTCGCGCTCAGTTCGCAGGGCAGCTCAGCGGTATCTACGGCCCTTCTTCGATCGTTCAGGCCAATCAGCCGGCGCCCGATCCGACGCAAGCCTCTCTGGGCCCTGGCGAGTCAGTAGTCAAGGTCGATATCAGCCTGAAAGGTGCGCCGCATGGCACGCGCACATCCGTACGCTCGTCGCGTAACGTCAACGCGAACGTCCGGACCGGCACTACGATGGATCTGGGAGCAGCAACATGAATATCGGAGGGGGCGCAGGCGCCGTACTCGGCGCGACGTCGGGAATCTCCAATCTCGCGAGTTCGCTGGCGGCGCGGCTCGGCGGATCGATCGGAAGCTATTTTGAACAGCTGCGGCCGGCGTCGTTTCGTGGCTTACCGTTCGTCTCGCTCGCTGCCGACGGAACGTTCGGCCGACGCAACGCGATACACGAATACCCGAAGCGCGATAAGCCGTGGGTGGAGGACATGGGCCGCGCGTCTCGTCGTTTCCAGGTGACTGGTTATCTGGTCGGCAACTATGTCATCCAGATGCGCGACGCCATGATCGAGATGTGTGAAACGGAGGATTCTGGCGAGCTTATCCATCCGACATACGGGCGCCGAACCGTTAGCGTGATGGAGTTTCGCGTCATCGAACGGTGGGACAAGGGGCGCTATTTCGAGCTGCAATTCGATTTTGTTGAAAGCGGTGACCGCCTTTTCCCGACGGCGGACAACGCGACGACGAGTTTAATTTCGTCGGCAGTGTATGCGCTCGGCCTGTCAAGCGCCGCCGAGTTTGCATCGCGCGTGCTCTCGACGTTGTCCTACGGTGCGTCAATCGTCGGGACGGCTGTGAGCACGGCGCTCACGTGGTACACGAATGCGAAAAACATCGTCGGCGACGCGCGCAATCTGATCCGCCTCGTTTTCGATCTTCCCGGGTCGTTCGGCCGTTTTGCCGGCAGCGCGACCGTCCCGACGTTCAGCAAATACCCAGGCGCACCGGCGCAATCTTCCTCGTTGACGGTGGATCAACTCATCGCTCAGGCGACGCAGGCCCGCACAGCGGTTACGGGCGCCGCCGGTGTGCTGGCGTCCGCGGCCGCCGGCCTGGACTCGAGCTCGACCGATGCATTTGCCGCCGCGGCGCGCGGTGTCGCGGACGCGGTTCTGGCAGCAGCGCCGGCGCCGGCCGACGGAATCCGGTTGCTCACGTCACTCGCCAGCTTTCAGCCAGCGATGCCCACGACGGCGTCCGTGATCGGCACGAGTATGGCGACGATGCAATCCGCGTGCGGAGATCTGTTTCGCCGCGCGGCGATCGGAAGCGTCGCGCTCGCGGCGTCGACATATCAACCGACGTCGGCCGATGACGCTGCCAGCGTGCGCGATGCTGTCACTGCATTGATTGACAGCGAGATCGAGGTCGCGGGGAATCAGGGCGAGGACGATGCATACGGAGCATTGCGCTCGCTGCGCGCGGCCATCGTCCAGGACCTGAACAAGCGCGGCGCCGGGCTCGCAGCGATCAGGACGTTCAACATGAAGGCGAATCAGCCGGCCCTCGTGCTCGCCCATCGCATCTATCGCGATGCGGGCCGTGCCGATGAGCTCGTTACCCAGGCAAATCCTATTCATCCAGCGTTCATGCCGCAGACTTTTCGCGCGCTTTCCTCCTGAGTATGGCCGACGACCTGACGTTGATTATGGACAGCGCAAGCGTGGGCGGCTGGACGAAGATCCGCGTTACGCGTGGCATCGAGCGCTTGCCGAGTGACTTCGAAATCGAGATGACCGAGAAGTATCCGGACGACCTCGAGCAGATCAGCGTCATCCCCGGTGAGAGCTGCTCGGTGGCGATCGGGACGGACGTGGTGATCACCGGCTACGTCGATCGGGTAATTCCAGGCTTCGACCGTAAGTCTCACCGTATTCGTGTGGTGGGCCGGGGTAAATGTCAGGATCTCGTTGATTGCAGTGCGGAATGGGAAGGCGGCCAGATCAGCGGATCCAACGCGTTGCAGATTGCGCAGAGGCTGGCCGCGCCATACGGCATCACCGTCACGAGCGACGGCAACGACGGGCCGAGCATCCCGCAGATCAACCTGATGATCGGTGAGACCGCTTTCGAGGTGATCGAGCGCATATCGCGATACGCAGGGCTACTCGCTTACGACCTTCCGGACGGGAATTTGCGGCTCGCGCGCGCTGGCGTCGATTCCCACAGTTCGGGCCTTGCACAAGGCCAGAACGTCGAGGAGGCGGAATTTGAATGGAGCACCGACCTGCGTTATTCGGAGATCGATGCGTACCTTCTGACAATGCAAACGATGGGTGACGCCGGCGCGAACCTCGTACCGGTCGCAACCGCTACTGACGCCACCGTCGATCGGCACCGCAAGCTCTATATCGTCTCCGAGCAGGTGCAGGCTGGCCGGAACATCGCGCAGGAGCGGGCGAATTGGGAGGCGGCCCGGCGGGCCGGAAGGTCACAGATGGTGCATGCGCGAGTGGACAGCTGGCGCGATGGCGACGGGATGCTCTGGACGCCCAATATGCTGGTGCCGGTCGCGCTGCCGTTCCTGAAGATTCCCGAAGAGACCTTCATGCTCATTTCCGAGGTTACTTATCTGCTCGACGACGATGGCACGCATGCCCAACTGGTGTTGATGCCGCCGGATGCGTTCAAACCGGAGCCGACGATCCTGCAGCCGCTTTCGCCAGACGTCGTGATCGGCGCGCCGAACGCACCGTGAAAGCCTATCTCGACAGGACTGCGAGGCGCGTAATGAGCGCGCTCGCGCAAGGCCTCGTGAAATTGGTGAATGACAGCGCCGGCATTCAGTTCATGCAGGTCAAGTTCAACCCGCTGCAAACCATCGATAACCTGCCGCGCTGCGCCGAGTACGGGCTCACGTCGAATCCGCCAGAAGATTCGGACGCAGTTGTGGCGTTTGCCGGTGGCGATCGCTCGAACGGTGTGGTGATCGCGACTGGAAACGCGAAATACCGCATGAGGCAACTCTCGACTGGCGAGGTGGCCATTCACGACAACATCGGGCAGTCGGTATATCTGACGGCGGAAGGCATCGTGATCAATGGCGGCGGAAATCCACTGACGGTCACTAATACCCCGAAGGTAAGGATGGAAACGGCGTTGATGGAATGTACCGGTGACATCGTGGACAACTGCGACACGAACGGCCGCAGCATGGCAGCGGACCGAGTCATCTTCGATGGCCATGAGCACGACGTCAAAAACGTGCAGGGCGGCTCGAGCACGATCACATCTGAAAAACCGACGCAGCAGGAATAACCCATGCCGGATATCTCTCTTGTATGGGACGTCGACAACAGCCGCGGCGACTGGCAGCTTGTCGGGCCGGTGCTGCTCACCGGCAACGATCTGGCCAGCGCGGCGTTGATCAGCCTCTTCTCTGACCGGATCGCAAACCCGGACGACGTCATTCCTGACGGCACCGACGACCCGCGAGGGTGGTGGGGTGACCTCGGCGAGGATCAGCCGATCGGCTCGCGCCTGTGGCTTCTCTCGCGCGCGAAACAGACGCAGGAGACCCTGAATAACGCGGTCGACTATTCGCGTGAGGCGTTGCAGTGGTTTATCGATGACGGAGTGGTGGCGCGCATCGATGTCTTTGCGCAGTGGGTGCGCACGTCGTTCCTCGGACTGCAGGTCATCTTCTATAACCAAGACGGCACTACCGCAGCTGCTCTCAGCTATGCGTGGGCCTGGAACCAGATCGCCTGACATGCCATATGCACGGAAAACACTCGCGCAGATCCGGTCTGACGCGATGGCGGACATTGCGGCCGCGCTGCAGGGCTCGGATCCTCTCCTGCGGTTCGCGGCGCTAAAAATCATCGGGGTTGTGCTCGCGGGCATGACCAACGAGGAATACGGGTACCTCGACTGGATTGCGAAACAGACGAACCCTTTCACGGCCGACGACGAGTACCTCGAGGCGTGGGGGGCACTGAAGAAGGTCTATCGCAAGGATGCGAGCGCCGCGAGCCTGTCAGCGACGTTCACGGGCGTCGCCGGCAAGCTGCTCGACGACGGTACGCCGGTGGTGCGAAGCGACGGAGCAACCTACACCACGTCGGGCACGCAGACCGTCGTCGGGACTTCGGTCACAGTGACGATCGTGGCCGACGTCGCGGGGGCTGCCGGCAATGCGGATCCCGGTACCGTCGTCGCTCTCGACATCGCAGTCGACGGCATTCAGTCAACCGGCGCAGTCATTGGCACAGTTTCGTCGGGCGCCGATATCGAGGACCAGGAGGATTATCGCGCGCGCGTATTGGCGAAGTATCAGCAGCCTCCGCAGGGCGGCGCGGCGCCGGATTATGTGGAATGGGCGACTGACGTCGCTGGCGTCACACGCGCATGGTGCGCGCCCAACGGCTTCGGCGCTGGAACTGTGGTCGTGTACGTCATGCTCGATGACGCGCAGGCAGCGCATGGTGGCTTTCCGCAAGGCACCGACGGGGTGTCGCAACACGATCAGGGGCCCGGTGGTCTGCCGCGTGGAACGGTAGCGACCGGTGATCAGTTAGTTGTCGCCGATGCAATCGTCACGCTCCAGCCGGGTACGGCGCTCGTATGGATTTGTTCACCTGTCGAGAACGTACTGTCGTTCGAACTGACCGGGTCGGCAGGATGGTCGACGGCGATCCGGAACGCGGTCAAGGCGCAGATTTCTGATGTCTTCTTTCGCAACGGCGATCCGCGCGGCGGCACGATCGACAGATCGGATATCAATTCGGCGATCGCTGCAGTGCCAGGAACCGCTGGTTTCGTCATTACTTCCATCACCGGCGTGATATCCGGCACGCCGACCACATACCCCGCAAATATCACCGGCAGTTTCGGCTCGCTGCCCGTGCTCGGGGAAGTCACTTTCGGCTGAAGACCCATGCTCGCTCCGAATCTCACTGCCGACGATTTTCTGTTGGCGCTACAGGCGCTTATGCCTCGCGGCCGCGTATGGCCGCGCGACGCCGATGCGGTGCAGACAAAGACACTTTCTGGTTGCGCGCCCACGTATGTCCGGTTGACGAACCGTGCGAATGAGTTGCTCGTCGATGGCTTTCCCGCGACCGCATATGAACTGCTGCCCGAATGGGAGTCGTCACTCGGGCTGCCAGACCCATGCGCCGGTGCGGCGCCGACCATTCCGCAGCGTCAGGCGCAGGTAGTCGCCCGCTTTGCCAATAGCGGCGGCCAGTCGCTCGCTTACTTCATCGAATATGCGGCGAGTCTTGGCTACACGGTAACCATCGAGCAATACATACAGGCGCGCGCGGGCCTTCTCAAGGCCGGTGACCCGTGCTGTGGCTATGACTGGAACTTCGCATGGAAGATCACTGCGCCTTTCCAGTCATTCACATATGCGGTCGCTGGAGCGATGGGCGCCGGCGATCCTCTGGTGGCATGGGGAAATGATGTTCTCGAGTGCGAGCTCAGGGCAATCAAGCCTGCTCACACAATTCCGATTTTTGCCTACGGCTTTACTGGGACCTTAGACGGCACCTTCACTCTTGATGAGTCAGCTCTCGCATGAATGACATCCTGAAGAAAAGTAAATGGCTTGCTGTGAAGCTGATCGCTGCGTTCACACTGGTGCTAGTGGCGTCTAATGCTGGTGCGCAATTTACACCTGGTCAGATCCTCACAGCCAGCCAGCTCAATGCTGCGCTGGCGGTCAAGACTAACAATGCGAGCGCCGCGATCACCGGCGGGACAATCACCGGTCTCTCTTCTCCGCTGCCGGTTGCGTCGGGCGGGACGGGAGCGACGAGCCTCGCCGCTCTGTTTACGCCATCGAATCTAGCGGTCCAGGCGGCCAATACGGTGCTGGCGAATGTCACATCAACATCGGCCTCGCCGACGGCATTCGTGATGCCGAGCTGCAGCACGGCAAACAGCGCGCTTCAATATACGAGTGGAACGGGATTCACATGCATCACGAATAGCGCGTTGACGACCGCGACGCTTGCGCAGTTTGCTGCGACAACTTCGGCTCAGTTGGCCGGGGTGATCTCGGACGAGACGGGCAGCGGATCGCTGGTATTTGGAACGAATCCATCCATTTCGGGCGCAACAACTACAGGCGGCTCGATCAACAATACGCCGATCGGCGCTACGACGGCCAATACCGGCAAGTTCACGACACTTCAGACAACTGGCGCGTACACGCCTTCAAGTACGGCCGGGATTGTTGGTACGACAACGAATGACAGTGCGAATGCGGGGAGCATCGGAGAAAGATTTGATCCAACCGCTGGCAGCACGTCGATTACTTCGGCCACGCCGACGAACATCATTTCCCAGAGCTTGACGGCCGGGGACTGGGACTGCGAAGGATATGTTTACGTCCTCATGGGATCGGGAGCTACGGGAACGATCTTCGTCGCTGGCATAGGCACCGTATCAGCCACTTTGCCGGCCGCGCCGAACATTACTCAGACATCGCTCTCTATTCCACCGTCTGGAGCCATGTCGTTTCCGGTTTGGGCGTCATTCCAGCTGGCCAGCACAACGACGGTATATCTCGTCGGGTATGCAACTTTCTCCGGTGGCACGGCGACGACGCAAGGCCGTCTCCACTGTCGGAGACCACGGTAATTCCTTCCTTATATTTTAGAGGCCCGCTTGATGCGGGCTCATTGCATTTGACAGCGTCGTTGTCGACGCATAAGAGGCCACATGTTTCGAATCGACGATGCAACCGCCGCCAGTTCACTACCCGTACCGGAAGCTCCTGGCCCCGAAGGCTACTTCACCGAAGGCAATCCAGCTGGCGGGACACCTGCGACGAACGTGCGCGGGTCATGGCTAAACATGATTCAGGAAGAGCTATGCGCGATCCTTGCAGCGGCCGGCATTGCTCGCTCAAAGACGAGCTACAACCAGGTCAATACCGCTCTGCAGAAAATGTATAGTCCCGTTGTAGGTAGCTCGCGCAATCTGGCAATGAGCGTGGCAGCCGCATCGGCTACGGCTACTCTCACTGCAGATGAGATTGTTGTGGGCACCGAGCTGGGTGGCCAGAAGTACGTCCTGCCGAGCTTCAACAAGACCATCAACCTCGCGACGACCGGCGCGGGCGGCATGGACACAGGCACGGCACCCATCTCGGGCTTCGTTGCGCTATACGCGATCTACAACCCGACGACTCAGACGTCCGCACTACTGGCGACGAATGCGACAAGCGCAGTCCAGCCTAACGTGTATGGCGGTGGGAATATGCCGAGCGGCTACACGGCGAGCGCGCTTCTTTCGGTTTGGGCGACAAACGCCAGTTCGCAGTTTATTGTTGGTGGCTTGCACGACCGCTATCATTTTTTTGCGCCGCGCCAGTTCCTCAATACCAGCACGGTCAATGGCTCGTTGACATCCACGCCATGCACGGTCATCCCAAAGAACGCGGTTCGGACGACCATCGCCGCGCAGACTGCGTCGAGCGTTACGACGGGCATGAACCTGATCATTGCAGCTGATGCAAGCGGAACTGGTCAGAAAGTGACCGGCGGATATTCACAGCCCGGTACTGGCATCCCCGGCAACTTTGATCTAGACGTGCTTACGCCCCAGACTGTGTTCACGCAGATGGCCATCGCATCTGGCACTCTCACTTCGACGGCCAGCGCGGTCGGATACTGGATTTAAATCATGACGACTATCAACGTTCAATTCGCAGACAGCACACAAACGGCGATCGTGTCATTTTTTTCGGGGGCGCCCGATCCAGAATTCTGGTCTAACTGCGGCACGGTGGACACTTCCGATCCGCGTTGGGCCGCATATTACGCTGAACAACAGAAATTCTTTCCGCCGATTCGGGGACTGCCGGAACCCACGATCGATGTGACCTAAGCTTTGATAATCAGCCCCTGCCCAGTCGGAAGGCTTGCGACAGGGACATTGTTTCGAGCGCTCCAATCATCCATGCCTTCTTTCTGCGGTTGATAGCCGTAGTAGGCATAATCGTCGAGCAAGACGATCCCTCCTACGGAAATTCTCTCCCACATGCATTCAATTGCGGCTACCTCAGGCGGGCTGCAGTTTAGGTCAAGATGAAGGAATGCGATTTCCGTCGAGCGAATCTCGGCCAAGGTTTCAGGGATGCTGCCGACGATAATTCTCTTGTTGCTCCACTCAGAAAAATTTCCCTCGACGATAGATAGGACATCTGTGTAAAAGCCAGTATTCAACTCGTTGCGGTTTTTCTCAAGAACGCCGCCTTCTTTCTCCCGCTCTGAAACATATCGCTCGTCAAGGCCCTGGAATGTGTCAAGCAGGTAGAACGTACGACCATTCGCATCCCAGTTCAGGTCTTTCATAATCGCTGAGCTGAGAAAGCCACGGTTGACTCCGCACTCGACAAAATCACCCCTCACGCGAGATGCAGAACGAGCAGCCCAAAGACCGATGTGAATGCGCCAATACCATTGATAGTCCGCTCCCGCCGCCTGCATCCCGCGCGCATAGGCCGATTTGAATCTCGCGTCGCCCATGAAGTCATGGTTATGGGTCGACACCAAACCGTCGAACTCATAAGACTCGTCGATTTTCGGCCGCAAAATCGACGAGATTTTTCTATAAGCGCGCTTTTCGGCGTAGCCGTATTTCAGGTAATGCTCGATCGGGTCGACTCCAGCCGACCTCACATCTGGGTTAAGCGACAGATAGTCATCGGCGTTGAAATCATCTGGCAGCGTGACTTGCGACATTACATTTCCTGACATGGTTCGGGCGGTTTGCATCTTACCAAAGCTTATCCGAGGGCCTCTCAGAACCGATATTTCGCCATCAGCACATGCGTCCCGCTCCATATCGGCTGATAGGGGTTGCTGGCGCTGCCGTTCACCTTGTTGGCGAAATACTGGTAGGCGATCGAGAAGTTGCCCCGTGCGACTGATGCGCCGACTACGTAGCCGACCAGCCACTGCGGCTTGTATTCGACATGGATGTTTCGCGGCGTGGCGCCAGCCTCAGGAACCCAGTTGATGACGTCCTCGCTCCACGTCGAGCGGTGCAGATACGGACCGGCTTCGACGCCGAAGCGCCAGCCGCGGTAGTCGTAGTGCGGCTCGACGGTGAGCATGAAACCCTGATCGTGGCCGCTGCCGATGAATCGGCTCAGGTTGTTGCATGGGCCGCTGCAGGGATTGGACTTGTTCACGCCGACCAGATCGGGACCAACCCAGCGGCCTGAAGTCGTGTTCGTGTTGGCGCTGGGCACCATTGCATCGGTGTGGACAGTGCCAAGCCATGCCCATCCGAGATGCCAGTCGATGCCCCATGACTCTTGCTGGATGATCGGTCCAGTGAGCCCGACCTCAAACGATGGAGCCGTCAGATTGAGGCTGTGCTCGAAACCCTGCTGATACCAGAGTCCATCGGGGCCGTTGCGATATGCCGCACCGCCGATACCCGCCTCAAAGTGAATGTAGTCGCTGACGTTATCGGCGTGCGCGGCTGCCGTTGCACAGCCGAGCGCCATTGCTACGGTTGCTGTTCTCCATCGGGCGCCTGGGAATCGGCGTTCAAGTCGATCATTGCCCCGACTCGGCGCATGCGTTGTAGCACTCGCTCGATCGTCTTGTCGTCCAGTTCGAGACGGGCAGCGGCGAAAAATAGCATGTGCGGATTCATATCCCGCGGCTTCTCGCCCCCGGTGTAGTTGCGCCATTGCCGGCCGCTCGACACGCCGAACAGCGATGCCATCTTGGAGGCAGACAGGCCGAGCTCGCTCTTCAGTCGGTCGAGATCCTGCGGAGTGGGCGGGGTGTAGAGCATGACGGGATCCAGCACCCAAACGGATGCGAAAGCAGGTTTTCATGACGGTGTCCTTTCGGATAGACGGGCCGCGCATTTGCGCTTCCAACAAAACCAAATGTAGGACGTTTGGGCCTAAGTGTCAAGCAGCAGAATAACCATTCGATAGACAGCCGCCTGGAAGCGGCTTTTTTTATTTCCGGGGATTCATGGAAGACAACGCGATGAGCCTGAGCGATGACGAACTCTCCAGCCTCACTCATGAGGACCAGTGGAAGCGGAACGTCGACAAACAATTTCAAGCGTTAAACCTCAGACAGAGCAATACGGATGTCGAGATGGCGAACATCAAAAGCGATGTTGCAGAGAACACGGCGCTCACCCGTCAGATTGCGGACGACACGAAAGCAATGCGCGATGCCTGGGCCGACGGCGTTGCGATGAAGCGATTTTTCTGCAGGCTAGCCGATGCGTGGACCTTCCTGCTGCGTAAGGTCTTTCTTCCCGGGCTGGTCACAGTGCTGGTGCTGGTGATCATGAAGGCAATTCTGTGGGGCGCGACGATCCCGGAATGGGCGAGCGCGATCTTCAAGCTGATGGGCTAGCGACGCACGCCGTCCGTGCAATTTCCTTTCTTTTAATCCGCGCACAGACCGTCGCGCTGGAGATCCCCATGTCACCCGAAACGCTCGCCCAAGCGCTGCAGATTCCGCTCGCCCGTGCTTCCCTGTGGGCCGATCCACTATCGGCCGCGATGGCGCTGTATGAGATCGACACGCCGGCTCGCGAGGCGGCCTTTCTCGCGCAGTGCGGCCATGAATGTGGCCGCTTTCAGTGGCTCCGCGAGCTGTGGGGCCCGACACCGGAACAGAAGCTTTATGAGCCGTTCACGCCGAAGTCTCGCGCATTGGGAAATACGACCGCCGGCGACGGTTTTCGCTATCGCGGTGGCGGCCTGCTCGGCATCACCGGTCGTTACAACTTCCGGGTGATGGGCCAGAAGATCGGCTTCGATCTCGAGGCCAACCCCGATCTCATTGTGCGTCCTGACGTCGCGTCGCTCGCATCAGCGCAATTCTGGGCCGATAGAAACTTCAACGCATATGCCGATGCAGGCGAGTTTCTGACGCTGAGCCGGGCTATCAATCTCGGCAATCCGAACAGCACGGCGACACCGAATGGCATCGACGATCGCGAGCAGCTCTGGACGAGCTGCAAGGCTGCGCTCGGTGCGTGACATAAACAGCGAGTTTGCGATTTTTCGCAATTTCGCAATCTGCCGCCTCGAGCGGCGTTTTTTCATTCTGGAGCTTTCGATGAACTCTGCAACCTGGGTCAAATTTCTGGCCGGCATTCTCCTGTTTGGCGCGTGGCTGACGCTTGTTCTGATGCGCATCGTGCCGCCGGGCCCGCTCGTCGATGCAATCGGCTATGCCCTCGTGGGTCTCGGTATCTACCACGCGTCGGCCAACGGCTCATCGGTGTCCCCGTTGCTGGCATCACTGCTTGCGCGCTTGACGCCGACCGACGAGCCCACATCGACGACTACGGCCATGACGATCACGACTCCTGTTGCACAGACGCCGTCGGCAGCCACCGAGCCTGCTTCGGCATCTGCCGTGAGCGCGGCGCCGGGCGTGACCGTGATAGCGCCATCGGTGTCTGCGGCCGGAACGCTGCAATGATTCGGGCCGCGATCGCGCTTGCCGCGTGCGCGGTCCTCCAGGGTTGCGCGTCGCTGTGGTACGCCGGCATGGCGCGCTATGACATCGAGCCGATCACCAACTCGAGCGGCGTGGCCACCAGCTGCTGCGTGCTGAAGGTCTGGAACGGCAAACAGATGGCCACGGTCGATGCGACCTTCACGCGCACCGCCGCCGGCGATTACAGCATCTCGCTCAGGGAGACCGACGTTCAGGCCTTCCAGGGGCAAGCAACCGCCGCGGCAGCGGCATCCGACGTCGCAGCGGCGGCCGCTTCGGCAGCCGTTACGGCAATCAAAACCCTCAAGTAAGAGATCCCCCATGAAACGCTTATCCATGCTGCTCGCGGCAGGCCTTGTCGCGGCCGTCGCTCTTGTCGGCTGTGCCTCCGCTCCTACCCAGACGCCGGCGCAGATCGCCGCCAACATCTGTCCGGGCGTGCAATCCGAAATCGATGTGCTGCAGAAGTCCGGCGTCTTCACCGGCGGCGCGCAAGCCACGTTGACGAACCAGATTCAGCCGGACGTCGACGCGGTTTGCGCCGCCGGCGCGGCTTTGACCGTGACGACCGTCGATATTCGCAAACTCGTGCAGGCAACATTCCCGATCGTTGTAGCGGTGATCGCGAATTCGAGCCTGACCGATCAGCAGAAGCTGCAGGCGACGCTGGCCGTCGGCGTTGTGGTGACCGGCATCAACACCGCGCTTTCGCTACAGCCGGCGACGTCGACCACGGCGCCGGTGCCAGCTAGCGGAGCAATTGCATCATGAGCAACCGGATCCGCGTCGCATTGAGCGGATCCGGCTTTCGCCTCGGCGCGCACCTTGGCGCGCTGCAGGCGATCGTCGACGCCGGCTATGAAGTAGTGGAACTGGCAGGCACGTCCGGCGGTTCGATTGTCTCGGCGATGTTCGCTGGCGGCATGAAGCTCGCGGACATGCACGAACTGTGCATGCAGATGGACTGGTCGCCGATGATGCGTTTCTCGCCTTGGGCGGTGGTGCGCCACCAGTCGCTGTGCACGGGCAACGCGCTGCAGGCGTTTCTCGAGCAGAGCACGCATGGCAAGACGTTCGTCGACTCGGCGATCGATCTGAAGATCATCGCGGCCGATCTGCTGACCGAGAGGGAGTTCCTGTTCAGCCGGCAGACCACGCCTAACGTGCCGATCGCGATGGCTGCGCGCGCGAGCGCATCGATTCCGATCGTCTTTCCGCCAGTGGCCTGCGCTGGCGCGCTGCTCGTCGACGGGGGCACATGCGACAACGTGCCGGCGAGCGACCTTACCGTCGACGACGTGCCGCGGCTCGGGATCTATCTGGTATCGGATGACACGGCGCTTCGCCCGGGCAACTATGGTTTGCGCACGCTGGCGCCGCGGATCATTGACTTGATGCTCGCCGCGAACGAGGCAGCGCACGTCGAGCTCGACACCAGGAGTGGGGCGACCATCGTGCGCGTGCCCACCGGCTATGCGAGTTCGTTCGATCGCAACATGCCGCTCGATATCCGCCGGCGCTTATACGATGACGGCTACGCAGCGACAAAGGCGGCCTTGTCAGCGCTCGAAATCTCGCGAGCCGGCGTCTAGTCCTTTCGGCCGTTCTTGCGCCGCTCTTCGAGGCGGCGCATCGCCGCTTCGGTCCTCTGCTCCTGACGTGGCGTTTGCGGATCAGTCAGGCAGGGCTCCGCATTGAGTTCGCGCTCAAAACATTCCCATACGGTCCCGGCAACGTATGCAGTGCCGCCGGCGCCGATCATCCTTCGGATCTGATCCGCGCGCATTACCGTCGCGCGTAGGCGATGAATTTCCTGCAGCAGACGGAGCACGGTCGGGGTCGGCTCACGATTGTAGATTTCGGCCAGTTCGGCAGCGGTCAAGGGCTTGCGATGGTGCAT